GACGTGCGCTTCCTCGTAGCCCAACTCGTGGAGCTTGGCGACGACGAGATTGGCCTGACGGTTGTCCATTTCGGTCCCTCCTCGGGAATTGGCGATACGAACAGACTAGACGATACGGCCGTGAAAGTCTAGGCGAGGCGGAAGATTTCGGGGCCGAGGAGCAGGTCTTGGACGCTGGCGACGAGCGGATCGAGCGGCCCGGAGTCGAGCACGACGAACCGGCGACCCGACGCCTGCCATGCCGTCGCGAGGCGTTCCGCTTTCGACTCGCGGCCGCGGACCCACGTCGGATTCTGCGCCTTGCCGACCGCGGCGGTGCGGTCCTCCCGGCGTGTGGCGAGGACGGCCGGGTCGCAGCGGAGGTAGACGACCGTCACGTCGACTCCGGCATCCGCGCAGCCGCCGAGGAACCCGATGTGGGCGAGCCGGTCGCCTTCGGCGAGGATCGGCTGCCAGAGCGTCGTACCGACGACCCAGGCGAGCGCCCGGGGCGAGACGCTCATGGAGAGCGTGTCGGTGCCGGAGAACGGCGGCCGGAGCGCGCCGAGGACGATGGCGTGTTCGTGTTGCCGCCAGGCGAACGGCTGATCGTGTGATTCGACGAGCGGCCCGGCGGCGGCTTCGACGAGCGTCGTCTTCCCGGACGCGGGCGCGCCGATGACGTAGACGAGGCGGCTCATTGGAGCGCCGGTCGCATCGCTCCGAGCGACGGGGCGGAGCCGACGATCCAGAACAGGACGCCGTCGCCGTTCCAGAACCACTCGAACTCCGCCCGGCGTTGCTCCATGTAGGCGATCGCCTTCCCCTCGTACGTCGGGTGCATCGCGATCCCGTCGAGCGTGCGCGGCATCCGGTCGCCGTAGCTGGCGAACTTGGTGGCGTGGAGGTCCCAGTGCTCCAGGACGTACGGGGCGGACGAGGACGCGCCGACGTCATCGTCCTGGTCGATCGCGAGGCCCGGGGCGTGGTGGAAGATGCGCCGGAACAGGGGCCGGATCTCGACGCCGGACGCCTTCTCGATCAGGCCGAGCCGGTCGTGGATCCAGGCGAGGCGAGTCGGGCCGATGCCGAGGAGCACGACGCGGCGCAGCGGAACCCGGTCGCGGGCGATGCCGTAGAGGACGGAGACGCACGAATTGCAGGACCCGGCCGTCATGACGAGCGTGTCGAGCGGCGGGAGGTTCGCCGTCTGGTGCGCGCCGACGGCGTGGAACGCCTCGACGTCGACCGGGTCGGCGTCCGCCGCGGTCGTGATGCCGTAGTGGATGCGGAGCCAGCCGTCGTGGAAGGGGCGTCGGCCGATCTCGTCGACGGCGCGTTGCAGCGTCGGGTTGTAGCCGACAGGCGTGTAGGCGAACGAGGCTCCGGCGGCGGCGGCGATCGCGACGTTCTCGTGGCGGATCGCCGTCTCCGGTTTCGAGCCGCCGAGGACCACGACGCACGGCAGGCCGTAGTGGGCGGCGACGAGGGCGGACATCGAGACCTGCGGCGACAGCACGGACGCTCCGGTGAGGATCCCGCCGTCGGGATGCTCGGACGAGTACCGGTCGACGATCCAGACGAGTTGGCGGAGCTTCGCGCCATTGATGCCGCCGTAGCCGAGCGGAGCGAAGTAGTCCTCCCGCTTGTAGAGGCGGCCGCCGTGCGACTCGACCGGCGTCGGTTCCCAGAGCCGGTCCTCCCAGCGGGACCGGGCACGGTCGAGCGTCGCGTCGGGGAAGATCGTCGCGGTCATCGGAGGGGCGTGAGCCCGGCGTCGATCGCCCGGTTCAACTCGTTCGTGTAGCACGGCCAGTCGGCGTCCATCATCACGACTTCCCCCGTCGTGCGGTAGTGGTTCTGCTTGAGCGGGACGCAGCCCGGATCGTGAGGCGAGTCCTCCAGGCGCAGCCGAGGCGGGAGCGACGCCGCGCGCGCATCCCAGAAGATGCTCAGGTCACGGTCCGGCCAGGCACGCTCCGCAGCGCGGATCCGGTCGTACGCCATGTCGTTGTAGACGTTCGGGTAGCGCCGGTTCGGGCGATGCCACGACTTGTACGTGCAGAACGCCGACTCCAGCGTGAAGTACCCGACGTCGGGATGGTCGATGCGAGACCGAGCTTCGGCGAGGAGCCGGGCGGCTTCCTCGGCGAGCCAGTCGATCACGTCGGGCGGGTAGCGGCCATCGAACCCCGGGTTGGAGTCGTGCCAGTCGAGGTCCTCCCGGCCGAGGACGATCGACAGGCCGTTGCGGTGCGACCGGGAGCCGGACCGGTCGTCGAGGAACAGCGTGTCGCACGGTACGCCGAACCCGACGAGCGTCAGGTACTCCGAGTAGGAGAACGCCGACAGGCGTCCGAACGTGGGGATGGCCGTCGCGGCCTCCCAGATGCCGCAGAATCCCCGCTCGGCATGGTGCCGCCAGAACTCAGCTTGCGACGAGCCGACGGCGCTCAGATAGCCGCTCACGGCCGTCAGGAGCGACTTCTTGTGGTGGCGGCGGTCGGTGTCGAACGAGAGCCGGGCGTAGTCCGTGTAGAACCGGTCGGTGAGGCGGTCGAGCCCGGCGGCCGTCGGGCGCGGGCAGGCGTCGTGCAGGATCAGCGACGTCACCGGATGCTGCGTGTTGCCGTTGAGGAACGCGTACCAGAGCGCCTCTTCGTCGTCCCAGCCGAGCCGTTCGCGCAGGTACGGGATCAGGTGATAGACGCCGCCGGGATGAGCACGGTGGCGGAGATGGAACTCGTAGAAGCGGAGGAACGTCTCCCGGCGGTACTCCGGCTTGCGGAAGTCGAGCCCGGCGACGAGGTCGGTCTCGTCGGTTGCGCCGTCGGGACGACCGGGGCGGATCATGGGATGAGCCCGGCGCGGCGCTCCTCGCGCTCAGTCCGCTTCCGGCGGGAGTGGACGATCTCCTCCTCGGGAGAGCCGCAGGAGCACAGTCCCTTGAGGCAGTAGTAGACGACGGAGATGCGGGTCCCGTCGCGGCGGGTCCGTTCGATCGGCGTCACGCCATGCGTCGTGCCTTGGGCGTCGAACAGGCTCATCGTCTGGTCGGCGCAGACGAGCGCGAGGCGCAGCCCGGGCAGGACGAGCATCCCGCCGTCGGCCCCAGCGCGCAGCGTCGCCATGACGTTCCAGGTGTACCGGTAGTTGCCGCCGTCACGGTGGTACGGGAGAGCCGACTCAAAATTGACGATGCCGGACGTGAACGGGCCGACCATGCGCCACTCGGGGCGGATGCGTTCGACGAGTTCCATCTGCGCGGCGAACAGTTCCGGTCTCCACCGTCGGTACTCCTCCGCGCAGACGCCGCCGAGGAGCCGGAGCCGCTCGAACACGTCCGGGTGTTCGCGGCGCAGCGTCGTTTCCGTGCAGTGGTCGTAGTGGCGGAGGGCGATGGGTGGGCGTGCGCCGAATTGGCGGGAGCGGGTCGGCAGGCCGCCGGAGCGGGTTGAGACGCCGACTTCGATGTCGCGGAGCGAGTCGGCGAGGCCGCCGGAGTCGATGTCGTCGCGGCGGAGGTAGACGACGCGGGGCGTCCCGTCGTCGTCGCGGATGACCGTGTCGGAGTCGATGACGAGGTCGTAGTCGTCGGCCGACGCCGGACCGGAGCGGTACTTCGCCCACGCGGCGGCCTCCGCCGCCGGGTCGTAGCGGCGGACGATCTCCTTCACGTCGCCGCCGGTTGCAGTTCGATCTCCTCACGCTCCGCCCAGCGGTCGATGAGGGCGAGGATGACCTCCGAGTTCGAGTGGGCGTCGAGGCGCTCGCGCGCGACGGCGAGGATCGCCACGGCTCGCTCGAACTCCGGGACGCCCATGACGAGGATCAACTGCCGGATCGCCGAGCCGATGAAATTCTCATGCCGTTCCTCGGCGGTCTTGCCTGCCTCCCGGGCGTTGACCGTCGTGTCGAGCGAGCCGAGGAGCCGAGCGAGGTCGGAGTCGTCGTAGCCGGAGCCGAGAATGTCGCCGTCGTCGGAGATGGACTGGAGCACGCCGACGAGCATCCGGTCGTCGTAGAGGGCGAGGTCGCGCGCCCGGTTGTCGGAGAGGAGCCGCTCGCGGGCCTCACGGTCGGTCATGGGGCGGACGAGCGCCGGGATCGACTCCGCTCCGAGGGCGCGCATCACGCGGAGGCGCGTGTTCCCGGCGACGACGTAGCCGGTCTCAGCTTGGACTTCGACTTCGCCGCGGAAGCCGTGACGGCGTACGAGGCGTTCGAGGAGCCGGTCGTCGCCCTGGTTCGGGTTCTTGGGATGCTCGGTGACGGCGTCGATCGGGACGAGCGGAGCCCAGGAGTAGACCTGGACGGTGCCGTCGGTGCAGGCGACCTCGTGGACCGGGACTTGCTGCTCGTCGCTCATTCCGCTGTCGCCTCCGCAGGTTCGGGCTCGACGCCTTCGGACGCGGCCCATTCCTCGATGAGAGCGATGATCGCCTCCGAGTTCGAGCCGACTTCGAGGCGGGTTCGGGCGATGGCGAGCACGGCGACGGCGCGCTCGAACTCGACGACGCCCATGACGAGGACTAGCTGGCGGATCTCGGAGCCGAGGAAGTTCCCGTCGGAGTCGGGACGTGGGAGCGGCGGCCGGGACGGTTGCCGGACGAGCGGCGGCGGTGGAGCGAGGAGATTCCCGACGGTGGCGTCGTCGTAGCCGGTTCCGAGGAGCCCTTGCGGTTCTTCGGACATCTCCTGGAGGAGCGCGGCGGCGAGTTCCTCGTCTTGGCGGGCGACGTCGCGCGCCCGGTTGTCGGAGAGCAGGCGCTCGCGTGCTTCCCGGTCGGTGAGTTCGATGATCGACGCCGGGATCTCCGTGACGCCGAGTGAACGCATGACGCGCAGCCGCGTGTTGCCGACGACGACGTACCGGGTGGACGCCTGGACTTCGACCTCGCCGCGGAAGCCGTGCCGCTCGACGAGTTCCCGGACGAGGGCGTCGTTCCCCTCGTTCGGGTTCTCCGGGTGTTCGGCGATCGAGTCGATGGGGATGAGCGGAGCCCAGGAGTAGACGAGGACGGGACCGTCCGTCCCGTCGAGTACCCGCTCAGGCGGCTCAGGGAGCGTCTCCTGCTCCTCGACGATCGGGGCGGCAGGATCGTGGGCGGTCATGCCGGAGAGGCTAGACGGGGCCGTCAGGGCGATCTAGGGACCATCGGCCCGAGACGCGAGAGATCCCGCTCGCCGTCGGAGGAGAGGCTGCCCAGCCTGTTCCGACAGCGGCGGGATGCCGCTCGCCTCTTGACCCGACGGAGCGACCGTCGGTCCTGGATGCCGGGCCTCGCCTCGCCGTACCCTCCCCCATCGCGGCCGCTCCGGGATCTTCTCGGGTTTGGTCTGGCCCGTTCTCCTCCTTCGCTCCCCTTACCGTTCGGGCTCCGCCAGCTTCATGAGGGCTCGACCCTCCCGACCGGGACCTCCGCCCGGGCAGGGCGAACGTGGACCGGTATGTGCCGGGAGGCGCTTGCCGTAGGCCGTTTCAACGCCGTACTTGCGAGGGCTCCTCGGAGGTCATCCAGGTTGTCAATCGCGTTCCGCCGTTCTTCACCGCTGGCCCTTGGAGAAGCGCGAAGCCGAGGCTTGCCTTGCCCGCAGCACCAGGGATGTTCCCGGCCGAACGAGAACCAATCTAGACCATCGGGCGGCCGTTGTCTAGTCTTTCCGTGACATTTTCTGAGAATTCCCCGATCCCTCTCGTTCCAACGCATGTAGCCGGTCCGAGGTCCGCTATCATCCGGCCGTCCACGGACCTCCCCAGCCCACGGATGCGGACGGCGGTCGCCTCGCGCGGCCGCCGCTTTCGCGTCTCAGCGGCTCCGGCGAGCCCGCTCCCGGGCGCACGGCTTGCAGTAGCGGCGTCCCTTGGGCGTCCGGCCCCACTCCGACGAGCCGCACGCGCGGCACTCCTCGGCTCCGCCGGGATGGTGATGCGACGAATGTGCCGAGGACGAGAGGAGCCGGAGATGATCCGGCCGGACGCATCGCCGGTTTCCGCAGTCGTGGTGGACGACGGCATCGCCGATCGGGCCGATGAAGTGCTCGTAGGCGAGCCGATGGCCGTAGACGAGCGTGTGGTCCCGGAGCATGACGACGGCGTATCCCGCGCTGTTCACTCTCCCCTGGAACGTCCAGCACTCGGCCGACTGGTCGGTCCGAGCGAGGAGTCGCTCGATCGGCTCCCCGCGCGGTCCTCCCATTCAGCCTCCCCAGGGCGCACGACCCGACGAGTCGTACAATAGCTTCGCGGCTGCAATATTACACTCGGCGTTGAACACGGAGCCGCCGGGGCAGACCGCGTTGACGAGGTCCTGGTGGCCGAGTAGCTGGAACACTCCGGACGCGCCTGACCTGTTATACGCCCCGGCGGTGCATCCCGATTCACGTTGGGCGATGCGGACAGCCCAATCCCCGGCGGAGCCGAACGCGGCGCGGATCTGTCCTTCGAGGGCGCAGCCGGAGCCGCCGCCGGAGACCGGGGCCGGGCCGGACGTGACGACGCGCGTGCCCGAGTGCGTCACGTTCGGGATCGTCCGGGTGTGCGCGCTCACCCAGGCGATCAGCATGTTCGCTTGGACGAGGCGGCCGAACGCATCGGCGTTGACAGCCGTCGCGAACCGGGCGACGGCGATCTCGTAGCCGACGTTCGCGGCTTCCATGCTGATCGGGTCGTAGTCCGACGGTTTCGATGTTGCCGACGACGCCGAGGCGGGTACGAGGAACAGGAGCGACGACGCTACGAGCGCGACGACGCGTATCAGCTTGCTCATCACGGACCTCCCCAGGCTCGATGAGCGGTGAACGCGGAGCGACCCGCTTCGGGGCGGGTCGTTGGACGGGGACCCTAGCGCGACTGGCCGCTCGGGTCCCGGATTCGGCTCACTTCTTCCAGGCGGTCCCCTGCGGGCAGGAAGCGTGGTGAGGCATGTAGAGCGTGCGGCCGTCGGCCCGGGCGGCGTCCGCCTCAAGCGGCCCGAGGACCTCCGCCGTCGGCGAGCCCGGACCGTGGACGAGGAGCACGTTGCCCGTCACCGTCGGGTCCTGGTCGAGCGGGATCGCCTTGCCCTTGACGGTGCGAGCCCAGCGGATCTCGGCTCCGCAGGAGCGGCAGCGGCTCATGCGCGCGCCCGGCGTGACGCCTGCCATTCGCCGAACGAGCGCCCGGCTTGACGGCGCAGCGCGGGCGGAATGTTGTTGGCGACGATCCCGACCCGGATCGGGCCGACCGGAGCGAGCCGGTCGTCGGGTCCCTGGTCGTGGTATCCGGCGGCGGCGAGGGACTCGGCGTCGGGGAACACGTCGGCGTGGCGGTCGCGGTCGAGGTCGATCAGATGGTCCTCACGGCCGCCGAGCGAGTAGATGACGAGGAAGTTGTACGGCATCTCAGGCTCCAGCCGTTTCATCAGGGAGACCTCCTTCGTGTACGCATAGAACGTCACGTCGGAGGAGACCTCCGCGATGCGGAGCCACGCCCGGGCGTACCACTCGGCGAAAAAGTCGCCGGAGTCGTGGATCCGGACCCACTTGCCGCCCCGGTAGCGAGGCCGGGCGAGTTCGGCCTTCAAGTGCCACTCCCACTGCTCCGGCTTCTCGATGGCGTACTGGAGGTTCCAGGTGTGGGCGTCGACGACGTTGCGGAACCGGTACGTCCCGTAGCGGGCGTAGCACGGCCCGGCGCAGACGCCCGCGTTGGGGCACGTCTTGACGACGGTGCCGTCGGGGAGCGTCGCGGTGAGGGCGGGGATGGACCAGACGTAGACGACGCGCTCGGAGCGGGCGAGGTCCCGGTTGCCCTGCCGGAGCAGATACGGGAACGGAGCCACGGCCGACTGTACGACGGCGGCTCACTCTGCCGGTTCCATCGGCGTGACGACCTCGACGACGTTGATGGAGACGGAGACGCGCTGCCGGTAGAACCGGTCGATCGCTCCGGCGATGATGCGGAGATCCTCGGGCGGCGGGAGACACGTGGTCATAGCGTCGAGTTCCCTGGTCGTGATCTGCTCGCAGGCGTCGAGGAACGCGAGCCCGGGAACGCCCAACTCGGTGTAGCCGGGGACCTCCGTCGCCTCGAACTCCTGGCAGGAACAGACTTCCGTACCGTGGCAGAGGACGCCCTCGGCCTCGTCGTCGGACCAGTGATGGCGCTCGGCATGGCCGCACGTCGCGCAGATTTCGGTCTTCACAGCATCGGCCTCTGACCGCCGAGCTTCGCCGATTCGACGCAGCCCGAGCACCGGACCCGGCCGGTCTCGGTGCGGAGCGTGATCTGGTTCGCTCCACCGTCAGCGCGCGGCTTCTCCCAGCCGATCACTTCCCGGTAGAACGCGCCGGGGCGTACCTCCTCGTCGCAGTCGACGCAGCGGAGCATCGGGACCATCAGGCTTCCCCTTTCAGGACTTGCTCGATCTGCGGCCAGTCCGACGGCCGCCAGACGTAGACCCGGACGAACTTCTCGACCCAGCCGTCGACCGCGCGCTCGACGTCGCCGAGCGCGGCGAGCCATCCGGTCTGGTCGGCGGTGAGGCGTCCCTTCGCCGTCTTCAACTCGGCGAAGATCAGACGGCCGTTGCGGACGAGGACGAGGTCGGGGAACCCGGCTGGGCTCCGCCGCGAGTCGTACGTCCGGTAGACCCGCCAGTGGAGGAGCCGGGCGAGGTCGACGAGCGCCTGAGCGAACTCCTTCTCGGTCTGGGCGTAGGCGACCTTCACTCGGACACGAACCCTCGGTCGACGAGGAGCGCGTGGAACCGGACCCGGTCGGACTCCAGGTAGCAGCGGTGCTCCAGCATCGCGGAGCGGACGCGTTCGTCGTGCGCCTGCGACGACGGCCGCATGTAGTCCGTCATCGTCTCCTGCATCCCCGGCTGCCAGCCGGGAACGTGGGTCTCGGCGATCGGGCCGCAGACGAGGATCGCGTTGCGGCAGAACGGGCAGATGTGCTCATGGTCGTTGGCGTAGGCGACGAGCGGCGGCGAGTCGTCAGGCATCGGGCGTCCCCGGCGGGTAGATCGTGATGGAGTCGGGGCGGGAGAGCGACTGGACGATCCGCCATCCCGACGCGCGGACCGGGTCGACCGTCCAGCCGCCGGGCCGGGCGTCGCCGAGGACCGCGCCGTGCTTGGCGCAGACGATCCCGGCTTCCTGATCGCCGATGTAGAGCACGGCGGTCGGTTCGGGACGGTGGCAGTGGAAAACCATGCAGCGGTCGCCCAGGTCGTCGCTCATTCGCATCCCCTCCGGAACGTGGAGAGTTCGGGGTCCCAGGCGTACCAGCACACCGTCGCGTCCAGCGCCGGGATCTCCGTTGGGGATTCGACGAGGTCCTCGACGAACCCGGTCGGGCGGTGACAGTGGACGCATTGGCCGCCGTCGATCGACTGGGCGCAGAGGCGTAACAGGGCCTCTACCGGATGGAGCGCCGAGGCGGTCTCCCAGTGGCCTTTGGGACGGCCGTAGGCGGGTTCGGGCCGCCATCGGCCGAGCGCGATCCAGACGAGCGGCTTCTCGTCGTCTTGGAATCGCATCTGGAACTCGACGAGGCCGGTCCGGTGGAGAAGATCGAGCGCCGGAGTGAACCTTGGGTCGAGCGCGGCGAACTGCTCCTCGCTCATCTGGAGCACTCCTCGCAGATGACGCTCAGACGCTCTCTCGTGCCCCGAGCGAGCCGTCCGGCGTTCGCGGCTACCCGAGTGCCACACCGGACGCAATTTCCCGGGTAAGCGTTTCTCCGGCGTAGGACGACGAGGTCGTCGCGGCCCTCCGGGCCGGGCTCACGCGGAGAGGGGCTGGGACCCCGGGCTGGGCGAGCGGGCGGTCCGAAGGGGCCGTCGACGACAGGCACACAGTACGAGCATGGGAGCCCGGCCGCACGCGACGACATCTCGACGTTGCGGGCGACGATCGCGTCGGGGTCGATGCGGGAGCACGCCGGGTCGATGTGGCCGGTCCGAGGGCGAGCCTCGTACGGGCCGGTACGCCAGAATCCCGGGGCGGTCCAGACGTACTCGGTGACGATCACGGCGATCACCGGACGCCGAAGTACCGCTCGGACGCCTCGCGGGCGAAGTCGAGGACGGCGGCGTCGCGGATCCGATCGAAGATCGGAGAGGCTTCGAGCGGCTTGGTCGTAACCTCGGCGGCGACGGTCGTAACGTCGACGTCGAGAGTCATCTGGTCACGGTGCGGCGGCTTCGCCGGAGTCGGCGGTTCCCAGCCGACGGTCCAGACGCCGTGGACGAGGAAGATCCGATCGCCCTTCCGAGGCATCGCGCCGAGGTCGCGGACGATCGCCTCGGCGTACCGGTCGGCGCAGGCGGAGAGCCAGACCTCGTCGCCGTCCTGGTCGACGGCGGCGTCTCCGGTGAGCGCCGGGACGACGACCCGGTCCGAGTAGAGGCCGCGCTTGTCGCAGCGGCGGGCGTCGGCGTCGGCGCAGCGTTGGGCGAGGAGCGCCGTGCCGTGCCGATGGTCGCACGGTCCCCGGACCGCGCCGGTCGCGCGGAACCCGACGACGCGGATCGGTCGGCTCACGTCGGGATCTCGTACAGATGCCAGACAATGCCGCCGTCGGCGATCGAGCCCCAATGGCGTGCCTCGTCCGGGAGGGCGGAGCCGAGCCCGGCGACGACGAATTGGCGGCCGACGTACGGCCCTCCGGCGTCCTCGACCCAGACCGTCGGGAACCCGTCCTGGATGGAGAAGCCGATCGGGTCGCGGTCGATGGCGATGGACGTCGGGAATCCCGCCGCGCTCAGGCTGTATTTGACGATGTGCTTCATGGCGTACCTGGGACGGCTCCGGCGCAGTACGAGAGGAACGGACCCGGACCGGTATTGCCGATCACGACCGTCACGCCCGGGGCGACGTCGACGTGGGCGCAGTCGTAGGTGATCGACGTGCGAGGCGGCGTCCCGGCCGGGAAGTTCAGTTGGAGCGTGTACGGGAACGGGACGTAGCCGTGCTGGTCGTTGCCGGGGCCGGTCAGGGAAACCGACGAGCCGGACCATGCGGCGCAGGGCGTCGTCGCGAGCGCGACGTCGACCGCCGGGCACGTCGGGTTGCCAGTCGAGGACGAGTCGATCGTGGCGTAGGACGTGACCGGGTACGGCGGAGCCGGGCAGTTCTGGCCGACGACGATGTTCCAGGAGCCGGGGCCGAGCGCCTGCGCGGACGCGGTGCAGGCGACGAATTGGCTGACGGCCTGCGGAGGAGTCACGACGCTCACCGTGCGGACGGCAGGCTTCGGCGAGCACGCCGCGCCGAGCCCGGCGACGAGGACGATGAGCGCGCCGAATACGGCGCGCCTCACGTCAACTCCCGAACCCGCTTGGCCGCCACGTCGATCATCCAGCCCACGTCGCCATCCTCGCGGTCGAGGATCCAGGAGAGGACGCCCTCGATGGAGTCGGCCGGGACGATGATCTCGCCGCACTCGCAGACGCCGTCGCGGACCGCGGCGGCATCGTGATTGCAGTACGGCTCCGGCGCAGCGGTCACGAGACGAACCGGGGCGGCGGCGTGACTTCGTGGACGTCGACCACGTCGACGTGAACGTGCAGGTTCTCCCACGCTCCGCCCTCAGTTTCGATCGCCTCGACGAGCGACTCGATCGGGGCGTTGAGCGCCTCGCCGTACAGGTCGACCCGTAGCTGGGCGTGGAGCGTCGGTTCATGCGGCATTGAGACCTCCGGTCAGGGACTTGGGATGCGGTTCGGGGCGACGTAGAGCCGCCAGAATTCGGGCAGGTCGGCGAGCGCCTCGGCGAACGTGTCGTACGACCAGCACGCCTCGGTGTAGCGGCCGTCCATCTCCTCGACGCCGTCGAGGAACCACTCGCGCTGCTCGACGATCTGGCCGTCGATGTTGGCGTAGGCGGCGTCGGAGAAGATGCGAGCCCGGGTCGGCCGAGCGGTGTAGCAGTCGATGGTCATGGCGTGGTCGTGATCCTCTCGATCGTGACCCGGTAGCGGTCGCCGGTTGCGACCGTCAGGTCGACGGAGACCGGACCGCGAGGCCCGGGCTGGCCGCCGTTGAACGCCCGGTCGGCGAGCCAGCCGGGCGGGAGGCCGTTGACGAGCGCGGCGAGGACGAACACGTGGTCGGCGAGCGTCGGCGGAGCGTCATCGAGCACGGCGACGCTCCTGACGGCGCAGCGTCCGGGCGAGGCGGCGGAGCCGCTTCCACTCGGGGCCGGAGCCGAGGATCGGGTCGAGGTCGCCGACCGGCACACCGTCGGGCGTCTCCTCACCGTTCGAGTCGACGTCCCAGATGTACGAGTCGCACCAGTCGATGTCGACCCGGCCCTGAGCGTCGACCTGGACGATCGGCTGGAACACGGAGACCCGGCCCGACGTGTTCGGGCCGGACCGGGTCGATCCGCTGGCTCCCCCCATCAGAACCCGACCTTGCTGCGGCACTCGGGGCCGATCCCGAGGCGGCGGGACGTCTCGTCGGTCAGCGACCGGTTGCAGCGGCAGCACTGGCCGAGTTCCTGGCCGTACAGCCGTGCCGACTCCTCGACGCCCGCTTCGGCGATGCGGTCGAGGATCCCGGCGATCCGGTTGTAGGCGATCTTCTGGTCCGGGTGGCCGCCGACGATCATCTTGGCGAACACTCGACCGGCCCACTGGCCCTCGGTCGGGCGGTCGATCCGGACGAAAAACAGGTCGTTGTCGCCCTGGCTCGGGATGGCGTAGTGGCCCTCGGGGACGTCCGAGCGGAAGCCGTGACCGGGAGCCGCAGCCGGAGCCGCCGCCGCCTGCTCGACGCACTCGCCGTCGTTGTGGGCGACGATCCAGCGGCCGTTCTGCTTGCCGAGGCGACCGGCCTGCTCCGCCACGTGGCCGCCGCAGAGGACGCAGTTGCCGGAGTAGCGGTTCGGGCGGTTCTGGATCTCGACGCCTGCGGGCACGTTCGCTGCCGGAGCCGGACGCTGGTCGTCGGCCTGGCGGCGGGCGACCATGAGGTCGGCCTTGAGGTCGTCGATCGTGTGCGACGCCTGGCGCTTCGTCCAGGTCCCCGCCTTGCGGTAGGCGGCGATCTTCTCGTCGGCGTCGATGCCGAGGTCGGCGAGGAGCGAGCGGATGAACCCCTCCTGCGCGTCGGTCGGCTCGGGCTCGGTCGTGCGGCCGGAGCCGGAACCCTGGCGGCGGGACTCGAACCGGTTGAACTCGGCGGCGACGAGGTCGTCCCCGAACGCTGCGCCCGGCTCGCACCACTCGCACGGCAGACCGGCGATCTTGGCGGTCATGGGGACGTTGCGGGCGACGATCGGCTGGTCGCCGATCTGCGGGCAGGTGGCCGAGTAGTGGCCGGTCGTGGAAGTGCAGGTCTCGAAAACCGGCTCCGGGACGTTGGTCCGGCGGCCCCGGCGAGCCTGGCGGCTGGCGTTGGTCTCGATCTCGTTGGTCCGCTCGGTGACGACGGCGGCCATCGGGGTCTCGGTCTGCTGCTGGCTCAGGGTCTCGATCATGGTCCCTCCTCGGGTCCTGTGGTTTGGCGACTAACCCCAGAATAGACCCGGCGGAGCACAATGTCTAGTCATGCTCGGGGATTTTCTCCGGGTCCGATCAGCCATGCGCCGTACGCCGGACGGTGCGCCCTGCCCTTCCGTTCCAGGTATTGGAGGGCGGCGGAGACGTCGAGCACGGAGTCGTCGCGGCCGTGACCGTCGAGGATGAGGACGATCTCGGAGGGGCGGACCGGGCCGCGGGCTTCGCGGAGGACCCGTTCGACGGCGAGTGCCTTGGGCATCGTCGGCCATTCCCGGCGCGCGCGCTCGACCTGCGCGCGGGCGAGGGCGGCGTCGACGATCTTCTCGCCGAACGTCGCGTGGAGCCTGGCGAGTGGGACGCCGTCAGCTTCGGCTTCGGCGAGCGCGACGCGGAACCGTGCCATCTCGACCTCGGCGGCCGTCGCTCGTTTCTCGGCGAGGTCGTGGAGGACGCGGAGATGCTCGATGTGTTGTTCGGGGGACATCGTCGCGTTCGGCATACGGCCCGGAGACTAGACCAAACCGGGGAACCTGTCTAGTCAGAACCCGAATCGGGGGAGGGCGTCGGGGTCGGGCGGCGGTTCCCACGGTTCGACGGGAGCCGGGACGTACTGGCTTACGAGGAGCCCGAGCCGGGTAGAGACGCCGTCGAGGTCGCGGTGGATCCAGCCGTGATGACCCTCGCTGCCGGTCGCCCCACCGCAGACGGCGATGAGGTTCTCGGCGGTATCGGGTCCACCGCGGCCTCTTGGTTGCCGGTGGTGGAGGCGGACCCGGCCGTCGCACGGTCCCGGGGCGAGCCCGGCGACGCGGCAGGTGTGACCGTCGCGGGCGAGGACGGAGCGCCGGAGTTCAGGGTTCATCGGCGACGTGGAACTCCCGGGCCGGTTCGACGCCGGTCGGGATGACCCGGACCCGGACGGCCCGAGCATGGTCGGAGCGGGCGAGTTCGTCGTCCATGTGCGGGTCCCAGATGACGACGTCGTACCGGTGGCAGGCCGGGCAGGTCCCATCCCAGCGGTACGGTGCCGCCCGGAACCGGAGCGTGGCCCCGCACGCCGAGCAGTGCTCGTGGTCGACGAGCGGGAGCGGCGTGTCGGTCATCCGGTGAACGTCGGCGGAGCCGGGAACGGGACCGGGGCGGTACTGGTCGTAATCAGGGGCGGACTGGTAGTAACCGGCGGCGGACTGGTTGTAGTCGGCGTCGTCGTGGTCACGGTCTGCGGAGGGCGGGTCGTCGACGGCGGAGACGTGGTCGTAGTCGTGGTCGTCGACGTTGTAACCGGCGGCCGGGTGGTCGTAGTCGGGTGCGGATGCGGCGGCCGAGCCCAGCCGAGCCCGAGCACGGCGAGCCCGGCCACCGCGAGGCGCATCACTCCGCGGCTCGTTCCTCCCGCTTCTGGCGGGCGATCTCGACCTCGTTCTGGATCTCCGACGGTGCGGGCGGGAGCGCGGCGGCTTCGGACCGGGCCGACGCCTCCCAGGCTTCGTCGGTCATGCCTTCCGGCTTGGAGAGTTCACGCCCGGCGGCGTCGAGGCGCTCGAACGCTTCCTCGGTTTCGCAGGCGAGGCAGCCGACGACGCGCTCCAGGGCGTGGTCGCCGACCTTGTGCGCCTCTTGAAGCGCCCGGTCGAGGCGGTACTGGCCGGACTGCTCCTCACGGAAGATCCGGACCCGCTCCGCCTGGTCGCGGACCTGCGAGCGGATCACGTCGGCGGCGTCGCCGAGGAGCAGGAGCGCCGTCCCTGCCTTGAGCTTCTGGATGAACGTCCACTCGCCGGTCCACTCGGCGTCTTTCCCCTTCCCGGCCATCACCTTCTTGAAGCCGTCGCCGTCGACGGCGACCTCGAACACGACGTAGCCGGTCTCGGCGGCGGGGATGATGACCGGGTTGACGCCGACCGCGTCGGCGAGTCCGTGTCCGGTGTTGCTCACGTCGATCGCCATGCCGACGACGTCGCCGCCACGGTGGAGGGCGAGGCCGTTGTCGGCGAGGACGTCTGCGATCTTCTCGTTGGGCATGGGCTGGTCCTTCGGGTTGGGGGAGCCGAGGCGGCTCGTCAGACTCGCATGTCTCAGTGTTCGGCGCTTGCCATCGGGACGCCCCAGTCGCCGTCCTCGATCCACGGCCAGAGCGCGCCGCGCTTGAGGATCTTCGGCCAGGATCGCTCGTCGCGGCCGGGGCGTACCTCGTAGAAGTCGGAGTAGCCGGGCTGCCCTTGGATCGCCTGGATCGCCATGACGAACTCCGGGGCGCGGAGCCAGAGGCGAGGCCCGGCCGGGCGCAGCGCGCGCTCGCCTGCGCCCTTGGCGAATACTTCGTGCGGGGCGTGGGTCTCCATGACGACGGCGCAGTTGTGACGGACCCGGATCTGGTTGATCGCCTTGATGACGCGGCGAGCCCCGGCCTGCTTCTCCTCGGCTTCGGAGTCCATCTGGTACGTCGGGCCGATGCAGAGGACGTCGACGCGGCCGTCGGGGAGCGCCGCGGCGTTCTTGTCGATTCGATCGTGGAGCCATCGCTCGTCGGCGGCGGAGGCGAGGTCGATCCCTTCGGGACGGCAGGTCGGGATGAGTCGGGCCGGGTCGTAGAACCGGCCCTGCATCGACATTTCGAGCGTCGTCACGTTGGCGACCATCCGCTCGACCTTCTTGCGGGAGATGGTCGTCGGGTTCTCGAAGTCGACGAGGAGCACGTTGAACGCCTCGGGGAGCACGGTGAACCGGAACGGGTGCAGTCCGGCGCTCATGGCGATACCGATCTGGCGGAGGAGCGACGTCTTACCGCCGCCCTCGGTCGCCACGATGAGGAGCCGCTCTTGGCGGGCGAGGAGCCCGGGGATGAGCCAGTCGAAGTCCTCGGTCTGGCGGAGCCACTCCTCGACGTTCGGGTCGGGCAGCCCGGCGACCATCTGCGTGTCGATCGCCTCGATCCGCTTGAGGGCGAGTTCGATCGCCTCGACGGCGTCGACCGTCTCGTCGTAGGCCGTCTCCGAGATGGCCGCGGACGCCGTGAGGAGCCGCCGCCGGGTCGAGGCGTTCTTGACGAGGACGGCGTACCGGGTGGCGTGCGCCGAGGCCGGAACTGATGCCTGGATGCGGAGCAGCGCGTTCTTGCCGCCGACGAGATCCAGGTCGGCAGAGCCGAGCGCCGCGGTGACGAGCAGCGGGTCGACGGCTCCGCCCGTCTCGGAGAGCCGCTCGATCGCCTCGTAGATGCGGGCGTTGCCCGGCTTGTAGAAGTCCTCGGCGGTGACGCCGACGTCGAGCGCGTCGCGGATCGCCTGGCGGGACATCATCATCGCCCCGAGGAGCGCCGTCTCGGCGTCGAGGTCGTGCGGCGGGACCCGTCCCGAGCGGGACGGTTCGTTGGGGATCGGGGTCTCGTCAGGCACGTCGGGCTCCCCTCCGGGCGATGTACTCCTGCGCTGCGGCGAGATGCTCGGCGCAGTAGCCGACGTTGCCACCAGCGCCGTGATCTCCGCAGACACGGCAGTCGATCCGGGTCCACGGCATGTTGACGATCCGGTTCCAGTCGTCGTCGGTGAGCTTCCCGCCGTCGACGACGACGAGCGGAGGCGCGTTGGGACGGTCTGGGTCTCCGCCGCGGTAGTCCTCCCAGGACCCGTTGAGAAACTTGACCGGGTTCATCACGTAGCCGCGCGCGACCACGTCGGAGGCCGCGTAGATCCGCGTCGCGTTGAGGAGTTCCTCGACGGACGCGTGAGCACGGAGGAGCGCGACCCATTTGCGACGCGCGTCTGACTTCCCCCGTTTGCGTGGGTAGATCGCCCAGAACGAGTCAAACGCGTCTCCCTGGTCCTCAAACAGTGACGAGGACGGCGACGCGCCATTGGACGGTTCATGGACGTCTATGGACGTATCGCGGCTGGACGGGTAGCCGCCCCCCGGCTGGACGGGTAGCCGCCCCCCGGCCAGATCCTGGCCCCCTACCCGGCCAGATTTCAGCCGCCCCCCTGATTCGGACCCGGCCGGATTCCGGCCGCCCTCCTCCTCGGGTTCGTCGAGGCCCGGGAGGACGAGCCGGTAGACGTTGGTCGCGCCGTCTCGGCGTTCGACGATCAACTCGCCGAGTTCCTCGGCGGTCCGGATCGCGTCGGTCACGGTCGCCCGGCTCACGCGCGCCATGCGGGCGAGGGACTCCTTGCCGCGCCAGCATCCGGTGCCGTCGGAGTGCGACCGGTCGGCGATGGCGAGGAGAACGAGCCGGGTCGAGCCCCGGGTCTCGGAGTGGTCAAATACGGCCGTCATGGCCTTGATGCTCACGGCATCCCCCTCCTGCTGTTTCGCGGGGAGGGCGGAGCCGATAGAGTCGGCCTCGGCCTCTCCGTGAAGTGTTGGTTCACGGCGATAGCCACTGACCCGCCCCGGGTAACAGGTCCCAGGGCAGGGGATCTTGAGTTGGCCCCGGTGATCCGCCGGGGTCGACTCGCGTCAGGGGCGAGAGCATCGCGCGCCCAGCCCGCGCGCGCCAGCCCCACTCACTGGACCCGAGCAGCCTCCACGAACGGCAGGAGAGCCCGGTTCCCCGCAGCGCGATCGTCGCCGAGCCAGACCCGCATCCGGACCCTCGTCGGACCGTGATTGTCGAACCAATGCATCGCGCCGGAGGCGACGAGCGCGTCGATCCAGCCGATCCACTCCGGCCGCCCGTACCAGCCCGGCGACTTCGGCGGGATCATCAGCGTCGCGTCAGGGAGCCGGTCGGGGAACCGGCGGATCGTGTACCCGCGCTCGACGTACTCGGCGAGGAACGGATCGTCGGCGTCGCCGCCGGGCTCGACGGTGATGACGTACGGGCCGTCGCCGCGGAACCCGACCCGGTTCATTTGACGAGGAGCCGGACCCACAGGACGGCCCAGGCGAGGACGAGAACGCCTCCAGCGATCATCACGACGGCGCAGCCGAGGTCGCGCCACGCCTGCGCCTGCTCGGACCGTCGCTTCCGCCGCTGGCGGCGAGGGTCGGGGTCCTCCCCGAACGGGACGAGGTCCTGAGACGACGTGCGCGGGCTCATGGTGCAGCCTCGTCGCTCAAGCCGAGGATCGGCTCCGTCGGCGGATCCTGGATGACCATGTTGTGGCCGCAGGAACGGAACAGGCCGCGCCGAGACGCGGAGACCCACCGCGGCGACTTCCCACACACTGGGCAGGCCGGGAGGCCCGTCAGACCGCTCACGATGCCGCCTCCTCCGCTTCGTCGTCTTCCCCGGCCGGTTCTGGCGGCTGGATGATGTGACGGACCCAGCGATCGTCGAGACCGTGCCGAGCCCGAGTCGACGCGACGTACAGGAGCCGCAACTCCTCCGGCGGAGGCTCCTCCTCGCGTGCCAGCCGGGCCTCGAAATCGTCGGAGAGGAGCACCGTCGGCCACTCCCTCCCCTTCGCCTTGTGCGCCGTCGAGACGATCACGTCAGCGTCGGGTTCCGGCATCGGATGGCCGAGCGCCGTGATGATCGTCGTCGTGCCGAACTCCTCGACGAGCCGGAAGTTGAGCGCGAGGTCGGAGCCGGACGGGTCGTTGGCGACGTAGTCCTCGACCTCGGCCCACGACTTGAAACAGGCGAGGTCCGGGTGCGACGAGAAGCCTTCCTCGCGGAGTTGGCGAGCACCGCGGGCGAACGCGAGGACTTCCTTGCCGCCGCCGACGAGATGCGGCGCTCCACCGTCCTGCTGATGGTCGAGGACGTGGCGGACAGCCCGAGCATTCGACCGGCAGAGGATCGCCGTGTGCGCCTCGTGCGCGCCGACGCGGGACTCGACGGCGTCGTGTCCACGGACTCGGAGCGTCTCGCCGAGGCGGGCGAGGATCAGGTTGGCGTGCTCGGCGATCGGGTGGCCGAACCGGAATGACTGCGTCAGGTGAGCCCGAGCCGACGCGTCGATCTTGGCGAGGGCGTCGACCGCGCCGCGCCACTGGTAGATCGCCTGGCGGGAGTCGCCGACCCAGACCCGCTGCGCGTGGTCTTGGCGTTCGACGATGTCGAGCAGGACCGGGTTGGCGTCTTGGGCCTCGTCGAACAAGATCACGTCAGCGTCGATCTTCGGGGTCCCGAGTTGCCAGACCTTGAGGTAGACGTCGTGGGAGAAGCGGAGCGTCCCGCCAGGCGACGAGAGGTCAGCCCAGGCGGTGCGGAGCGCCGGGAGCATCTCCTCGGCGACCGCGTTGTTGTTGACGTACGTCCGCCGTCCGCCGGAGGCGAGCACGTCGATCCCTTCGACGTACGGGAAGTGCCGGGCCGTCGGCTCCGGGTCGGCCGTCTGGCAGAACGCCGTCGCGGCGCGCATGACGTGCGAGGCGAGCCAGCCGCGCGGGAGCGTCTTGGTCTGGCTGCCGTACGTGATGTCGAACCCGTAGGTGATGCCGAGCCGGTCGGCGATCTCGATGGAGCGGAGCCGCTTCGACTGGAGCCGATGGGCGTACTGGCGGCCGACGGCGGCGAACGCGAGCGAGTGCGCCGTCCGGGCCGAGACGTTGCCTGGCATCGAGTTCTCGGCGTCGGTGACGATCGCCTTGTTGAACGCGACGTACTGGAAGCGGAGCGCCGGGACCGTCGCGGCGATGAACCGCAGCGTCGACGTTTTGCCGGTCCCGGCGAGCGCCTCGATGGCGATGTTCTCCTCCTCGGAGACGAACAGGTCGCGTGCGGCTTGCTGCTCGTCGGTCGGCTCGAACCCGAGGGCGGTCATTCCGGCCATCCGCCCGTCGGCGACGCCGACCATCCAGCCGCACGTTCTTCACCGATGAGGAGCACGTCGAGTTCGGCCCAGGCGTTGTTGAGGACGAGGGCGAACGCCTCGGACAGCGTGTACGCCTCGACCGGCTTGGAGGAGCCCGTCGTCTCCTCATCGACGCGCTGTGCGACGACGGCGAGCCGCCGGAGCGCGGCGCGGGGCACGTCCAAGATGGCGACGGTGACGGAGCCGTCGTCGACGAGACGAGGCCGGAGCCGTTCCACGTCGTAGCCGCGTTCGGCTTCGTCGGCGAGCGCCTGAATGTCGGCGTCGGTGAGGACCCGGCCGGTCCTCGTGCGGTACTCGGTCATGCGTCTCCTCCGCTCACATTGGGGCGTGTTCGGTGCAGTAGCCGTCCTCGACAGCCGGGTTCGGGCAGCCGCCCGGCTCCCGGCACGCCACGACCGCCACAGTGCCGTCTCCCGGCTCGACAGCCGGTTCGGCCGGAGTTGTAGCCGGTTCGGGTTCCGTGACCGTCAGCGAGCCCTCAGGGGCCGCAGCGGCGACGTTTGCGGCGGCGAGCGTCGCGGCACGGTCCATGCAGGCTTGCCGGTCGACGCAGCGGACGACATCGGAATCGCCGTCGGTCGATTCCTCGAACGGCCCGGCCTCAGAACGGCAGATGGCGCAGGCGAGCACGGCCGCCTCGTCATGTTCCTGCTCACGTTCGGCTTGCTTCGCTTCGGCGGCGGCGATGATGCGGAGCGCCTGACCGGCAGCCGCGCCCTCGATCACGCGCATCGGCGGGAGGCGACGGTCGCGCCACGCGGCGCGTACCTCGTCGACGAGGTCCGGGTCGAGAGCAGCGACCCGAGACTCCATCTCCGCCCGGGTCTGCGCGGCGGTGAGCGGCTGGTCGACGTTGCGGTCCTCGGCCGGGGCCTCGGGGATCACGTCGCCGATGTCGCCCAACTCGTCCGGCGTGTACGTCACTCCGGCGAGGCAGTCCGAGAACAGGTCGCGGCAGAGGATCGACGTAGCCCGGTTCTTCATCATCGTGCGAGGGATCTTCTTCCACTGCTCCTTGCCCGAGGCGGCGACGACTTGGATGGCGTCGCCCTGGACGCGCCACGACGAGATGAGGCCCTGATCGACGGCGTCGTCGAGGGTGAACTCCGCCTCGTCCTCGTCGCCGTTGTCGACCCGCTTGCCGTGGACGATCGCCCGGTACTGCGGGTCGTCGACGACGACCGGGTTGATGGAGTGACCGTCGCGCCGGACGAGCGCGCGCATGAGCTTCGCCTCCATCCCGACTTTGCCCTTGATGACGTACAACTGGTCGAGCCCAGCCGTCAGCGGGATTCCCAGGTCGTTCGCCCGGAGGAGCACGGCGGCGATGTCGTTCGGCTTCTTGCGGAGCGCCTCGGGGACGAGCGTCGATTCGCCGAGGACCTGCGCGATCCGCATGATCGTGTTGAACCGCGACTCGGACGGGATGACGGAGCCGGGACGTTCTTCGAGCGTCGGAAGCACGTCGGGTTCTCCGGCGGCCGGAGCCTCGATCGCGGCGAGCGGCGTGTGCGCCCGGATCGCGAGTTCGGCGACGGCCCGGAGGTCAGCGACCTTCGCCGACTTGCCGAGCGCCGGGGCGTGGTAGTGCTCGGCGACTTCGCGCGCTTGCTGGCCGGTCAGGGACGGGACCTGCTCGACGGTGATGGTGGCGGCGTCGAAACTCACGGCTGCTCCTCGATGCGGGTGATGGTCTCGTAGCCCTCGAACGTCAGGTCGAGCCGGTCGAGGGCGACCTCGTCGGCGACGATGCGGGCGTACTGCTCGTTGACGGCTTCGACCTCGTACTCCCGCCGCCAGACTTCGACGACGCGCCAGCGCGGCAGCCGAGTAGCGGCTTGGACCGCGGCGTTGAGCCGCATCCGGGAGAGGACCTGATCCGGGCTCGGAACGGTGATCGACTCGGCGATCAGGTCGCCGACGGTCGGGATCTCGTCGCTCATGCGTCCTCCTCCGGCTCGGCGCTGCCGATGGGGTCGAGCGGCGTCGGCGTGAACTTGCGGACCGGTTCCTCGACGACGAGGCCCGGCGGCCGCTCCCCGGTCTCCGGGTCGATCCCGTAGGCGAGGACCCGCTTGCCGGACTCGTCCCGGCGGACGAGGAGCTTCTTCATCTCGGCCCGATCCACGTCGGGCGGGACGACGATCGGCGGCCGACGCCGGACCGCGTCCGGGGCGTGCTTGGCGAGCCAGGAGATGAGCGCCGTCTCGTCCGTCACCGTCCACGTCGCCTGCCCCATCCGGGAGATGAGATCCCCCGTCGGCAGGTGCAGCGTCATCCGGGTCGGGTCGAGGCGGAGCACGGCTTCGTGATACCGGCGGAGCGACTCTTCGAGCCAGCCGGTCTCCCGGGCGATCCGGTTCCGCTGCGCGTCGACGTAGTCGTCGATCTGCGTTTTGCGGGTCTCCGCCGCCGCTTCGATCTCGACGAACTCGCGGCGGAGGCGGCCGAGCCGGGCGAGGCGAGCCGTCGCGATGTTCACGTCGGCTGGCGGCTCGACCGGCGCGTCGTAGTCCGGCGCGTCGATGGCGAGGAGAGCGTCGTCGAGGTCGTTGAGGGCGTCATCAATGCTCATGGGGTCTCCTGGGAGAGTCGATGGAGGCGAGTCGGGCCGGAGATGCGGCAGGCGTCGCAGCACCATCGGCGCGCGTCCGGCTCGGACTGCTGGAAGATCCATTGGCACTCGACCGCCGGAGTCCCGCACGCGGAGCACGGCGTCCCCTCGTCGCAGCGGCAGGTTCCGTCGTCCCGGTAGTGGCGCGGGACGAGGACGTGCTGCGGGCAGCGGTCGATGTCGGACGAGCGGATCGTGAACGCCCTCACGATTCGACGCCCGGGTCCGGCATCAGGCGAGGGACCTCGTAGGTGACGGAGTCGATCGCCCACCAGGGGATCAGCGTCACCGTGTTCATCGGGCCGGGAGCCCGGGCGACGAGCCGGAGGCAGCCCGGCCCGGCGTCGACTTCGTCGACCTCGTACTCCTGGCGTTCGTCACGGTCCGACGGCCAGAGCGTCACGCGGATCTTCACTTGGGCTCGACCCTCCCGACGATGGAGGCGATCTTCGCCTCGTCGACGGTGGCGTACTCGCCGTCGATGTAGATGACGACGAGGGCGGCGAGGCAGTCGATCCGGGCCGCGTCCTCGTCGGCGTCGTCGGCGGCCATCAGCCGTTCCCACCGCGGCTCGACGAGGTCGAGATGCGAGTCGGAGTCCCAGAGGACTTCGAGCACGTCGGCGACCTGCGCGCCGCGCCAGTGCGGGTTGAGCGACGCCCACCGGTCGAGGAACGCCTTGGTCTCCTCGTCGGTGAGAGCCCGCTGGATCGCGAGCGACCAGTCCACGGTACGAGTCATGGCTAGAACGGCTCCTCAGGTAGCGGAGGGACGCAGCGGAGCGCCGTCGTCCGGGGCGGGTCCGCTTCCAGGTCGAGCGCCCGGCGGACGAGGTTGGAGGCGGCTTCGAGCATGGCGATCCGCGAGCGGACAGCCTCCGACTGGACCTGCTCCCCGGCGTGGATGATGAGCGACCGGATCAGCGGCCCGGCCATCCACTCCGCCGCTTCGGCGAGCGGGACGACGCCGACGATCCCGTCGGGGCCGATGTTGAGGACGAGGTCGTCGCCGTCCTCGTCGCAGTCGAGTTCGTACAGGCGGCCGTCGGCGTCGTGCCAACTAGCGAGCGGTGCATCGGTCATTGGATTCCCTCCTCGGGACGGTTCGGCGATCCAGACGCAGTTTCGCGCTGGGGTGAGACAGTTACCCGGATGGGCGAGGGGCGGCCGCCGGTCGTCCCGGTAATCGCCAAACCACCAGGGAGACGACCGGGGCCTGCGCCCTCGGATCCGGCACCGACGGCGGAGCCGAACGGCGGAATCGTAGCGTTCATCGGAGTGCGCCTTCGAGGAAGCCGCACGTCAGGACGAGCGTCATCAGGAACAGGAACGGCCACCAGTTCCAGTACCAGTGGGCGATGCGTTGACGGTTCATGGGAGCCCTCCTCGGGCGTGTTGGCGGTTGGCTACGAACAGACTAGACGAACCGGGCGGCGAAGTCTAGGACCCGCGGCGAGCTTCCCGGTCGGCGGCGATGTGCGCGGCGATCGCGACGCCGCCGGGCGTGGCGGACTGGCCGACGATCGACTCGTTCCAGAGCCGGTCGCCGACCCGGCAGATGGCGAGGCCGAGGCCGAGATGGCGACGGTCGGGGCGGACGACGACGATCGCCCGGCCGGGTACCTCGACGAGCCGGGCGAGCCCGTCGTAGATCCGATCGTTGAACCGGACGAGGACCGCGTCGAGGCGGCAGTCGTCGTCGTAGTGGGCGAGCCGGTCGACGGTGAACGTCTTCGGTTCGATGCGGGGCGACAGGCCGTAGAGCATCTCGACGAGGCGGTACGCCTGATACTCGCCTTGCGAGGAGACCGTCGTGTCGGGCGCGCCGATCTGCGGGAACGGGGCGGAGATTGCCGCCCAGCCGGACCGGGGATCGTCGTCGGGGATCTCCGGCCCGGCGGGAGGCAGCGCGTCGCGGTTCATGACAGGACCCGGCGAGGGTACGGGTCCGCCGTCCGGTAGAGCACGGTCAAGACGAGCGGCCGCTCCGCTCCCCGAGACGAGTCGAGGACGTACGCCACGGCGAGGTTCCCGCGTTGCGCGACCCGGCCGCCGTCCCGGTCGCCCTGCTCGTAGTCGACCTCCGGCGAGCGGAGGATCCGCTTGACCATCCGGCCGGAGACGCCCATCTCCGCCATGCGGAGCCGAGCGTGGGTCGTGAAGATCGGGTTCCGGAGCCGAGCGTCCATCACTGGACCCGCGCGACGTGCCCGGAGAGGCGCTCCAGGTGCCCCAGGAGCGTCTCCACGTCCGAGAGCGACAGGACTGCCGTCTTCTCCTCCCGATCCCACAGAACGACGCTCAGGACGCCATGCAGGGCGACGTCGAGCCGCTCCTGTGCGGCAGCGACCCGAGCCGTGAGCGCGTCTTCGGCGTTCTGGCGTGCGACGTCGACCGCCGTCGCCCACTCCCCGGCGAGCGCCGCGGCTTCGGCCGTCGCCCAATGCGGAGCGTCCGGCGACCGCCAGCCGCCGACCGTCGGCATCCGGACGTCGTTCTGGCCCCACTTGACGAGGGTCCCCTTCTCGGCGAGCCAGTTGAGCGTCGTCCGGGTCCGGTCGTGGAACGGCGTCGAGTAGTCACCGTCGCCGACGAACCCGGCGTCTTCCTCGTCCGGGGCGAGAGGCGGCGACAGCCGGTCGGCGACCTGCCGGATCCAGATGTCCGCCACGGCGTCGGCCCGGATCGGGCCGCCCTCACGCTCGACGATCGACCGGATCTCGTCCCGGATCACGGTCCGTTCGGGGAGGTCCGTCTTCTCCAGGGTCCGCATCCGGGAGTACCGGCCGGTCTCGACGCGCTCCCGGTCACCGTCCTCGGTCCGGCGGTACTCGATGCGCTCACGGCGCGTGATCTTCACGATGACTCCCTCCACTCGGCCGCGAGTACCTCGCGGACGTCCCCGGCGAGGTCCGGCCGCTGATACAGCCGCATCGCCGCCTGGACGCTCTCGTCGGGACGGTGCTCCGCCCCGGCGCAGCCGCACGGTCCGCCGATCGACCCGCCGGAGCAGAGCCGATGATCGCCGTACGCACAGTGGCCGCAGTAACGAGCGTCGCCCGCGCGCGGCATCCCGGCCGGGCTCATGCGAGCCCGACCAGGAACGAGACGACCTGACCGATCTTGTCGGACGCGTTGCCCGGTCCCTTGGCGTAGTCGACGTAGACCGCGCCACGGTCCGTGCGGGAGACGTCCTTGCCGCCGGTCGAGCGACGCTGGAACGTCGCCATCCCGTCGTTGAACTGGTAGCTCATGCGGTGCTGGGCGACCAGTTCGTCCGGACGGACGACGCCGAGGACGCCAGTGTTGGCGAGCGCCCGGTCGTTGATGACCGTCAAGGTCTCGTCGATCGCGGCGACGCGCCGCTCGATCTCGGCGAGGATCCGATCCTGCGTGTTCTTGTTCATGGCGGTGGCCCCTCCTCGGGACCTTGGAGCCGATTTGGCCCACTGCCCCGGGCTCGCCCCCTGCGAGCCCGAGACGCTGGGTCCTACCGGATGGGCGTGTACGAGAACCGCTCCCCTCCCCTCGGGCCGAACTCGACCGACCGGGCCGCGTAGCCCTTGCGGACGAGATGCGCCATCGCCGACGGCGAACCGATCTCGGCGAGCGGAACCGGAGCGCCGCGCTTGGCCTCGGACCGGCGGACGAGGTTGAGGAACATCGACCGCTGGTGAGACGTGAGCGCCGGGCGGCCCTTCCGCTCGACCTTGATGGCCGCCTCGAAGTCGTCCGCCTCCAGGAGTTCCCGGATGGAGAAGTCGGCGACCGTCTCGGGCGAGCCGTTGACCGGGTGACGAGGAGCCACGCCGACGTGCGTGTAGCCCACGCGGCGCAGGTTCTCCAGACCGGAACGGTCGGGACGGACCGGGACCGGGAGCGTGACCCAGCCGCTTGGGCAGTGCGCCTCGACCACGACCGGCGAGAGGTTCTCGAACCGGCCCTCGAAGTGCTTGCGGATCTTGCTGTTCATGGTCCCTCCTCGGGGTCCAGGGTGGTTGGCTACGAACAGACTAGACCAAACCGGAGCCGTTGTCTAGTCCCAATTCGCGGGAGAGCCCGGGGCTTCCCCCGGGCTCCCACGCTCCGCTGCTCGCAGACTGCGAGCCGGGACGTTAGACGGCTTCGAGGACGTCGAGAGCGAGGTCCTCGATCTCCGCCTGACGGTGCGGCGAGTCGACCATCTGCGCCGCCGCCGTCGCCGCGTTCATCACGCCTCCGGCCGTGAGGTCGCCGGAGGAGATGAAGCAGTCGAGGATCGCCTTCTGCTCCGACTCGGAGAACCCGACCTGACGACCGATCCGCTGGATGGTCGCCGGGGCGTCGGAGACCCGCTTGTCTGCCTTCTCGCTGATCTCGTCGACGATCCCCTGGAGGTAGTCCGCCGAGAGGAACTGCTGCACCGCGTCCCGGGTCTGGGCGACGATCAGGTCGAGGTTCTTCCGCTGCGTGTCGGCGGAGAACTCGACCCGGCCCGCGTCCATCTTCCCGCCCAGGTGGACCTGCGCGATGGCGTCGCGCTTGATGGTCAGCCCGTTCGAGCAGATTTCGATGACGGCCTGCGGCGAGAGCGAGTAGCGGCCGCCGCCGGTCTCGGAGTTCCGGATCAGGAGCCCGGCGAACACCGTGTGGGGCCGGTACTCGTGCCCGGCTGCGCCGAGCATGTTCCCGATCGCCCCAGGGCGACGCCCGTCGGGGTCGAAGTCGCCGAACGGCGACCGGTAGTTGGCGAGCAGAGCGTCGGCGACGACGTTGACCTCCGGGGCCGTCACTCGGATCGACATACCGTTCTCGGAGACGTTCCCGTCGTAGACCTTGGCGTCGGCGATCCCCGCCTCGCGGATCCCGCCGAGCACGGCCATGAGGACGTCGAGGTTGTCGATCGTCCGGTACGAGTCCGAGAGGAACGCCCGGGCGACGCCGACCTCGTCGACGTCGTCGGTGCGGAACCCGCGGACGAGGAACTTCCGCTCCGGGGCGTCGGCCAGCCAGTCGTTGACGTTGTGGTCGAGGAGCCCGAGCTTCTCGGCTTCGCGCATCCGGCGCAGGTAGACGACCGGGATGCCGAGCTTCTCGGCGACGCCGCCCTCGAAGATCGACGTGGGACGCAGGTCGACCGGGACTTCCGTCGCGCCGTCCTCGTCCCAGCGGACGCCGCCGCCGTCGACGCGGAGGAGCCCGTCGCGGTAGGCGAGCCGTTCGGCTTCGACGACGATGTCGTACTTCACGTCCTGTTGGAGCCGGAGCATCTCGACGACCTCGTTCAACGTCGCGTGACGGGCGGAGGTCGGGACTTGCAGGGTCGGTGAGTCGTTCATGGTTGAGCCCTCCTCGGGGTCTCGGTGATTGGCGACGAGGCCGATCCTCGCGCCGGGGTGAGACAGTTACGTCCCGGTGGCGTGCGAGCACACCCGCCGCCCGCTCCGGCCAGGGGAAGCCGGAGCGGAGTCGGCTGTGCTCTACGCAGGCGTTCCTCCTTCCAGTCGGACCGTCGCCCGGTGCCGGGCGACCCACTTGGCGACCGCCTCCTCCGGCGTCGAGACGCCGATGGCTGACGGGGTGATGGACGTCCTCCAGTCGTCCGTTTGCCACCACTCGGAATCGAGGTACGCAACGTGCGTCTCGACGCTCCAGTCCGGGTGGCAGAGGTAGGACTGGAGCACGGTCTGGTAGACGGAGAGCCGGTCGCTGGTCATCCGAAGATGACCAGCGGGACGGCCGGGACCGGCTTGTGGACCCGGACGAACGGCACGAACACCGTCTCGCCCTCGGGCGTCTCGACCTCGTAGGCCGTGAGCGTCATGCCGACGATCACGCCCTCGGGAAGCCGGGAGCCGGTCGGGAGCGGAAAACTGTTCATAGGTCCCTCCTCGGGATCGGGGTGCCGGGATGGCACTGGTTTGGCTACGGAGGAGACTAGACCATACGGGGCACGTTGTCTAGTCCTAGTCGCCGATTTTCCGTTCGATCCAGATCGCGACGGCGATCACGACGCACCAAACGACGAACGCGCCGACGACGACGACCGGCGCGACCCACTCCGCATCAGCGACGACCACGGCGACGAGCCCGGGCTAACAGACGTCAGAGTGGATGCGGACGAACGCCGCGTGGAAGGGCTGCTCCGTGTGGAGCGGGAGAAGCGCCGTCACGATCCGGCAAGCGTCCTCGTTGCGTTGCGTCCGTTCCCGGGTGAGGCCCCAGGCGAACCCGACCGTGAGGAGCACGATGACGAGCGACAACGTCCACCGTCGAACCGGCGTCCGCCAGTAGGCGAGCCAGCGTCGCTCCTCGCCCGGGTCCGGGTCCTCCGCCTTCATCGCCGTCTCCGCTCGACTCGCATCGTCACCCAGAGGCCGAGGATCCCGAGCGCGACCGTCACGTCGGACGGGTTCGCCCCATGCCGGTTCCCGACGACGAGGAGCAGGATCGCGATGCCGATGAGAATGTCCGGGGCCGACGGCCGCCACCACCGTCGACGGCGAGACGACCGATCCGTGTCGTAGCTCACTGGGCTGCCCTGAGAACCTCCTGACCGGGGCGGACGAGGGCGGATTTAGCCGAGCGCCGCGACGGCGTCGGCGAGAGCTTTCGTCGCCGCCGCGGCGGCCTCGGCGGCCTGATGGACAGCGGCGATCTTCGTCTGGTCGACCGGCGGGACCGGAGCGCCGGTCTTGAGCGTCGCCCGGGCGAGCGCGTCCGCCGTCTCCTGCCGGGAGAACTGGCGGAGGAGCAGCGCGCCGCCGGAGAAGTCGATCGCGTCGGACGGGATCCCGTACGGCGGTTGCGGAGCCCCGGTGAACTGGCGGATCGCCGAGTCTCCGACCCACAGGTGGAAATCGTGGGAGCCGTCGAGGTTCGCTTCGGCGGTGCGTCCGATGTGCATGTCGAAGTCCTCCGCTTGGGTCGTGGGCGGCGGGACGGAGCCGCCGCCCGCGCCGTCGACGCCCGGCCAGTAGTCGAGCGCGACGCTCAGGTCAATGTTCTCACCGTGCGGCCCGGAGTCGGCGTATTGATGCGCCGTCGAGCCGTCGTAGACGATCGGGCCGCCGCCCGGGTATGCCGCGACCCAGTACGGCGGCGGTGGCATCCCGGCGAACAGGTTGCGGACCTCGCCCCAGATGGAGAGCGAGCAGTAGACCGACGGCCAGCCGCCGAGGCCGCGCATCTTCTGGACCCACGTCGGGCCGTCCTCCGGTCGGGCGTCGCCAGTCTCGATGTCGAGGCAGTTGCCTCGGAGCGTCGACGGGTGGACGGCGATCATCACGTGCGCCGCGTTCGGGAAACGAGCCCAGTCGGCCGCCGTCCAGGCGTAGCGGCCGTCGACGTAGCCGCCGACGATGGAGTAGCCCGGCGGGATCGCCGAGGCCGTGACGGAGTCCGCCATCGACCTCACGGCGTCAGGCCCGGTCGGGTAGCGGCGGCTCGCCGTTCGTCGGTGCCGGAGCGGGAGCCGCGTCGCCCGTCGGGCTCGTCACGGTCGCCGAGCCGCCAGTCGTCCCGGTCTCCGTCGTCGTCGAGACCGGAGCCGGGGCCGGGGCCGGGGCCGGGATCGAGACCGTGTGGCCGCCGATCCCTCCCGGGACCTTCGAGGCGACGAACGAGGTCGCCTGCGACGTCCAGGAGCGGAGCGACCCTCCAGCGGCGGCGAGAGCGCCGAGCGCGACGACGATCAACTGTTTCACCGTGACCGGGCCGATCACCGACGTCGCCCACGTCGCGACCGTCCCGAGCGCCGCGAGGAGCACGGCGACGCCGCTCTTGACCCACGCCGAGGCGTTGATGTGGGAGATGAGCGCATTGAGGAACGGGATGACGACGCCGACGACCGCGGCGACGAGCGCCACGTCGATCGTCTTGCTGACGAACGGAGACGACTGGACTGCGGCCGCGAGGATCACGGCGCGGATGGTACGTCAGGAGCCGCCGGAGCGGGCGGACTCCCCGACTCGGCTGGAGCGGCCGCCTGGTTCATCTGGACGTGCGCCGTCGAGAGCGCGTTCTGGAGGCGGACGATCTCCTGCTCCCGGGCGTGGAGCGTCATCTGGAGCGCGACGATCTCGTCCTCCTTCTCGACGAGCCGCCGCCGGTAGACCTCCAGCGCGACGTCGACGCCGACTTCCGTCGGGCTCGGGACGGACGGCTGGCTCACGAGAACACTCCGATGATCCGCATGGCAATCTCCCCGTTGTCTGGGCCGGAGTAGGCCGAGAGGTTCTGCGTAGCGCCCTGGCACCACCACGTCATTTTCCAGGTGTAGCTCGTCCCGCCCGTCAGGCCGGAGACCCGGACCCGCCCGTAGACCGGCACGAACGAGGTCGCCCAGTTCGTCCCGAAGTCGGGACCGGCGAAGTGGGAGTTGGTGACGTCGACGTTGCTGTTGTCGCGGCAGCCGAGGAAGATGTTGCCGCCTGCCGACGCGTTCAGCCGGACCATGTACTCGATGAGGACGATCCCCGAGAGCGGAGCCGTGAACGTGACGATCAGGTTGGTGGCGTCCATGTCGGCGACCGCCGTCGCGTTCGCCGCCCGCGTGTACGTCGCGATGTTCGTGCCGGAGCGGACGCGCGCCTCGGCGATCTGGGCGTAGATCGGCTTGTTGTCGACGAGGACGGAGACCGCGCCGTACGAGCCGTTGTAGACCGTGACTGGCGACCCGCCGATGTGCGCGCCGAGCGCGCCGGAGAGGTTCACGGCCCCGGCCGTGTTGAGCGAGATCAGGCCCTTGTCGCTCGTCGTCGTCGCGTTCCCGATCACGGAGATGTACGACGTCGCCGACGGAGGAGTCGTCGGGCTCATGTTGTCGGCGAGGAGCATCACCCGCGGCATATCCGTGTTGTTCGACGGACTCTGCGTCAGGTCCGCGTACAGGCCGCCCGCGTCGTAGTCGTTCTGCTCCATGAGCACGATCGGCTGCCCGGCAGGAGCGCCGATTTGGACCCGACTCCCGAAGCTGGCCGTCTGCATCGAGCCGATCAGGCGCGACGCCGGGACGAACTCGACGTGGTCGATGTTGTGCGTCTCGGAAACGGCTCCGACGTCGAGCCACGAAAGTTGGACCTGAGCGAACGCCGCCGTCGCCGGAGCGACGATCGTCGAGCCGCCGACCGCGACCCACTGGCCCTGGATCTCGTAGACATTGATCGACAGGCCCCCGGCGAGCGACGCCATCGACGCGTCGAACCACGTGATCGTGAACAGGAGCCGCCGCTGGAGGCCGGTCCCGGCGTTGCTGCGGACGTAGACGACCGTGTTGTACGCCTGGTTCGGCTGGACCGGGAACGCGTCGGACGTGACGATCGGGACGGGAGACCCGACGGTGAACGTGACCTTCATCGAGGCCGTCCCGAACGGCGTGAACGTCGACGTGTCCCGGGCGATCGTCCCGTTCGCGTTGACGGTCCAGTTGAGGACGTTCGTCTCGAACTCGCCGTTCGGGACGATGTTCGCGCCCTCGACCGTCGTCACCTGCGAGGCGCGTAGCTGCCCGCGGACGACGACGTTGTTGAACTCGGCGGAGCCGTCCGCGTTGATCGCCCAGCCAGCCGAGCCGGGCACGTACGACGTCGACTGGATGAAGCGGCCGACGGCGAGGTTGAGCGCCGTCAGTTCGTTGCCGGTGATCGCCGCGATGACCGTCACGGCGACCGTCGGCGACCAGGCTCCTTCCTGCCCGGTGTACGTGACGCCCTGGACCCGGACGTAATAGACGGTCCCAGACGGCCCAGTCGTGAGCCCGGTGAACACGACTTGCGTCGTCGCCGTGTCGTGCTCGTTGAAGTTCAGGGTGACGAACGCCGGGTCCGTGTCGATCTGGACCCGGTAGTAGCCCTTGTTGTCCCGGACGGCGGAGACGTCCAGCGGGTCCCAGGAGACCGTCACCGACCCGATCCCCGGATCAGCGGTCAGGTTCGTGACGACGGGAGGAGCCGCGTTCGTGACCTGCCCGGCGGCCGGGAGCGCGACCGGAGTGATCCCGCCGATGAGGAGCATGTTCTGGCCGACCTCAGGCGCAGAGTGCGCCGTCCCCCCGACGATCGGGACGCCCGAGACGATCGTCTGCTTGTCGGTCTGGGAGAGGGCGACGTCGACCGTCCCGGCGTACTCCGAGACGTTGACGACCTTCGCGACGAGCGGGACGGACCCGAGCGTGATCCGCTGATCCTGCGCGTCGAGACGACGGTGGAGCGTGTCGAGGAGCGTCTGGAGCGCCGTACTCACGGCAGATGGACAGCCGCCCGGCCCGTCGCCGCGTCGACCGGGAACCGTTTGACTGGCTGCCCGGCCTCGACCGCTTGGACCTCGACGACGCCGCCGGACGTCGCGACGACCATGTCGACCGTCGCGTCCGGGTTGACGGTCTGCGACTGGAGCGAGACGACGGGGCCGCCCGTCGGAGGCGGAGCCGCGCCGACCGTGACGGTCGGGACCGCGACGAACCCGGTGTTGCCCGGGTTCGGGACGTTCCCAGGGTTCCCGGCCGGGACGTTCCAACCGCGGAGCCAGAGGCCGAGATGCGTGTCGCCCGTCGGGTACGTCGTCGACGCCTTCAAGTGGACCTGGATGATGACGTGGCCCGAGACCGGGTCGGGCGCGGCCTCGCCGATCTTCGTGCCTTGGGGCGTGTCGAGCGTGACCGTCTTGACGTCGAGCGTCGCGTCGGCCGTGATCGTGAACAGGTCGTAGACGCCGAGGCTGGGTGCGACCTGCACACTCGTCAGCTTGAGCGTCGCCGGAGCCGACGTGAACAGCGCGCCGAACTTCGGGAGGGCGTCGGGCACGGCGGCGATCGTCCCGGTCTGCGTCGGTGCGGGGAACGAGACCGTGAACTTGCCGGTCGCGTCGGCCGTGTAGGCGGCGAGCTTCGTGACGCCGTCAGGTGCCGTCAGAGCCCCGGTTTCGCCCGGGAGGCAACCTTGTCCCGCCGCGCTCACAGAACTCCCAGGAGAGGCCGTCGCGGGGCTCAGAACGAGTGTTCGCGCCATCAGCCGTCCTCCACCTCAGGATCCGGCCCGGCAGGACCGTCGGGGACGACGTCGACGGCTTCGGCGGCCGCTTTGTCGCGCCAGGCGACGAGCGCCTCCCGCTCACGGTCGCGTTCCTCCTCGGTCCACTCCTCGACCGGGAGTTCGGCGATCTCCTCGATGGGCCTCAGGTCAGCCATTGAGCAATTCCTGTTCCCGGCCACACGACTGTGTAGGTGCCTGATGCCACTCCCGTCGTGCCGCCGAAGTAGTTGAAGCAAATCCCCTTCGAGGAGCGGGTCGTGTCGTAGACGAGGCAGCCGTAGACGTTGGCGAGCGTCGCCGCGCCGCCCGACGCAGTGTTCGCCGCGTTCCACTGGACGGTCCCCGACGACGGCGTCGTGACGGAGAGCGAGGCGAGAGCGACGCCGCCCTGCGCCCATTGACCCGCCTGGAACACTTCGTTCGCCGTGACCCACTGGTCGACGTTGTAGACCGTGTTCGCCGCCGTCACGTCCTTCGACGGAGTCGGCGTGTTGTTGTAGAGCGCCGCTTTGTAGGCGTCGGTGTCGAGGTCGTAGACCTGCGCCGCCGTGAGGATATCCGCCATCATCTGGCGGAACACGTTGCTCGCCGTCCAGGCCATCAGCCGCTCCCCTCGATGTCGGCGAGGCGAGCCCGCGCCTGCTCAAGCTGCTCGTCGAGCCCGTCGAGTTCGGCCTCGTGGGCGGCGACGGCAGCGGCGAGTTCATCGGCCTGCGCCCGAGCCCGAGCGACTTTCTCCTCCGCGGCGTCGACCGTCGCGGCGAGCGCGTCCCGTTCCCGCTCCAGGTACAGGACCTCCTGAGCGGCCTGGTAGCGCGGCCAGTCGGGATCGTCAGCGGAGACCGGAGCCGGAACGGCGACCGCCGTCGGCGACGCCACGTCAGCGTTCGGGTAGACGTGCGCCTCCCCAGCGGCTTGCGCCGCTTCGGCCGCGCGTTGGCGTTCCTCGTCGACGGCGAGGGCGATCTTCTCGTCGATGATCGCCTGGAGTTGCTCCTCGGAGAGCGTGACCTGCCCCCGGGCTCGCTGCGGTTCGTCGCTCACAGGACCATGACCTCCGGCTCCGCACGGTATCGGGCCGTCGGGGCGAACACGGCCATGTCCGTCCCGGCGTCGCGCGTGACCCGCACGGCGAACAGCGGCCGCCCGTCGGGGCCGCGCTGGACGAGGTCGCCGCCGACGTAGTCCTCACGGTCGAGCCGCTCGATCTTGGCTCGGACGCCGTCCTCGACCATCGGGGCCTCAATGCCGCCGAGGCCCGGACAGCGGTGGAACTGCGTGTGGGCGTCGGCGCGCAGCGTCAGGTCCGTCGCCGAGCACGCCGGGCAGACCCAATGCCGCTCGACCCGGAGCAGAGGCACGTCGGTCACGAGGCGGAGATCCAGCCAGCGGAGCGGGCGTTGGCGATCGCCGTCTGGAGCGCGTTGTAGCCGTAGACCGGGTTGCACGCGCCGTCGCAGATTGCCCAGTCGCCGTCGTACGAGCCGGTTCCGTTGTCGCGCATCGTGTAGACGAGGACGCCGCCGATGTACTTCGGGCCGGTCGCCGTGTTCCCGTCCCGGTAGTAGTACGTGTTGTTGTCGAGGCCGACGAACGACTGCCCGGCGTGGCGGGAAACGAGCCCGGCCATCCCGTTCGCCTGCGCGTTGTTGGCGGCCGTGTGCCGAGCCGAGTTCGTCTCCGTGCACCACAGTTGGAGCGAGTTGTCGCCGTGCGCGGTCATCAGCGCCCGGATCGCGATCAGGTCGCCCGGGTCCTGATGGTTGTACGTCGAGGCGTACTCGTACGGGTGGTAGCTGATCGCCGAGATGCCGTGCGCCTTGAGCGAGCCGGTGACGTTGTACATCTGCCCGTACCAGGCCTGCGGAGTCGGCGCGGAGGACGACATCACGTCGCTCTTGGCTCCGACGACGACGTACATCTTCGGGTCGGCCTGGAGGATCGCGGCGGCGATCGGGAGCATCACGTTCGCGTAGAGGTCCCCGGTGACGAACTGCGTCCCCCGGGCCGAGTTCGGCAGGTCGGGCTCGTTGATGATCTCGATCGCGTGGAGACCGCCGCCGTGGGAAGGGCCGTACTTCGCGGCGAACGACGAGGCGACGGACGGCGACGACGACTGGACCTGCGCCATCAGGAGCATCCCCGGGTACTTCTTGACCTCGGCGACGATCTGGTCGAGGCGGCTCATCACCCAGATGTCGTCGCGCCACCAGCCGTTCTTGCCCGCGCCGACGAGTTGCGCGGTCCGCTGGATCTCCAGTTGGTAGTTCGAGTCGAACGGCCGAGCGCCGCCCGAGATACCGAACGCCGGGAACGAGTACGCCGCCGCTCCGCCGCCGCCGGACGGAGGCGTGACCGGGTTGGCGACGAGGTTCTTCATGTCGGTCGCGACCTGCCGGGCAGCCCCGGTGTTGTCCCACCACGTGAAGTTGTTCGAGCCGGTCCCGAAGTACGTCCCGCCGGGCGTGTGGAAGATCATCTGCTGGACGAGCGGCCGGGTCCCGCCGATGATCAGATTGGCGAGCGCCTGCATCGCGGTCGACTGGCCGGGAGCGCCGTTGTCGACCGTGTAGCCGACTTCGGTGCAGAGGATCGGGAGCGTCGCGTACTTGCCGCCGAGCGCGGCGAGGGCGGAGACCGAATTGTCGATGCAGGCCTGGGAGCCGGGGATCGTCCCGGTGGAGGCGTACGCCGTCGGGTACGGGTGGATCGAGATGGCGTCGCACTGCGGGTTCGCGCCCCACGCGGCCGCCCAGCCGTTGATGTACGTCTGCGGAGGGGCGAACGTGGTGACGGACCCGGAGGCGACGACCCACGTGACGCCGTGCGCCTTGACCGTCGTGTAGAAGGTCGTCATGAACGCCGCCGACGCGGCCGGAGTGTTCAGCGTCCCGCCGGAGAACGACGAGACGTCGAACTCGTTGAACATCTCGACCATCGGCTGCTGATTCGCCGGGAGCGGATGCGTCCCGCCGACCTTGTACCGGTCGAACAGCGCGTTGCAGACCGCCGCCTGACTCGCGGCGGTCGCTCCGGCGGCGACTCCGGTGAACACGAACAGCGGCCGGAGCCCGTCGGAGACGACCCGGTCGAGCGTCGCGTCGAGGTCGACCCAGTTCGCCGAGCCGTCGTACGGGACTGGGATGAACGGCGTCGCCGGAGTCGAGTGGATATCCATCCGGCACCAGCCGAACCCTTCGGCCTTCGCCTGGTCGGCGCAGTACCGGGCGTAGACCCCGCCGGGGAACCCGGTGCCGGAGTAGCCGACGCCCGACGACGAGAACCCGAACGGTGCGCCCTTCGTCGTGGCGGACGGTCCGCCGCCGGTCCCGCCGGACGGAGGCGGCTGCGGCGGTGCGATCCCGGGAGGAGTGAACGAGGTCCCGCCGGTCACGGCTGGCGACCGGATGATGAACACCCAGTCGTCCTTGCCGTCGGTGTGGGTCCCGGTCGGAGCGCCGAGGCTCACGATCCCGCTGTTCGCGATCGGCGAGCGGGAGTCGATGTACGTCGTGTTCGAGACCGGATCCCAGACCTGGATCGACGAGGTCCCCGCGCCTCCGCCCATCTTCGCCATGTTCACGCCGATGAGGCGACCGTTCTGGCCGCCGGTCGGCATGTAGAGGACGGCCGCGTCGCCGGTCGGTGTGATCGACGCCGTGATCCAGTCGTTCCCGGTCGGGTCGCCGGTCGAGAGGTACGTCCCCCGGGACGCGTTGACGCCGGTCCCCTTGAGCGTGACGACGTTACAGACCCAGTTTCCCGAGGTCGTCTGCGTCGAGGTAGAGGCGACCGCCGTCCCCGAGTTCGGGACCGGCTGGTCGGACAGCGTGTCGCCCTGCGCGCCGACGCCTCCGGCCGTGAGGATCCGGATGGTCTGCCCAGCCCCAGCGGACGTGACGCCCGTCGACGTGATGACGCCGCCGACGGCGATCTCGTTCGCGGCGGTCGTCGTGACGGTCCCGGAGGAGACCGCCGTCCCCGTACCGGCCGCTCCGGCGGTCTGGTCGATCGCGCCGGAGAGTTGGACGCCGGTGTAGACGGCGACCCGCAGGTCCGGATAGACGGCGGCGACGTTGAACGTCGCCGTCACTGTGTTCGCCCCGGCGGCGGACGCCTTCGCGTTGAGCGCGACGTAGATCCGCTGCGAGACGCCGGTCCCGCGCGTGATTCCCGCGCCGACCGCCGTGTACGTGTTGCCTGCCGAGTCGACGACGGACGTGATCGTCGACGTCGCGTCATTCCAGCCGACGAGAGCGACGATGCAGTCGCCGCTCTGGATCGCGGCCGGGATCGCGCACGCCGCCGTCGCGCTCGGGCTCGCCGGAGTCCCCGCGACCGCCTGGTCGTACGTCGGCGGACCCATCGGGATGAACGATGCGCCAGCCCCAGCGACGCCGCCGTCCGGGACGAGGTTCTGCCAGGCGATCGTTTGCAGGATCTTCCAGAAGTTCCCGATCTGCGCCGCCGACGCGCCGTTCGCCGAGCCGAGGTTCCCGCTCGTCCCGTTCGCCTCGCCGTAGCCGGTCTGGGCGAGCCCTCCGGAGGTCACGTTCCAGAACGCCGCGCGCCGCGAATCGAACGCCGCACCGACCCGATGCGGGGTGACGTTGTAGTCGTAGCCGTTCGTCTGCGTGTCGTACGCCGCCTCCGTCATCCCCGTCGGTTTCGTCGGCGAAATCGCGTAGCTCCGGAGGACCCGGTCATAGGTCCCGGTGTACGTGTAGTCGCCGCCGAACGCGGAGACGGCGTCGAGCGCGGCGACGTCTCGGAGGTTCGACGAGACGAAATTGATCGGCGGCGACCCGGCGAACGGCATGACGCCGCCCGGCTCATAGGAGGTTTCGCCCGTCACGAGATGCTGGGAGTCGACGCTCTTGATCCCGTTGACGATGTTGAGGACGAGCGCCTGGTCGGTCGCGTTGTTGGGGCTCTCCCAGTCGTTGCCGAAGTACCAGACGAGGCCGGGGACCGGGTGCGCGCCGCCGGGAGCGTAGTGAGCGCCGAGCGCCGCGCCGTAGGCGTTCATCGCCGCGTTCCCGAGGCGACGCATCCACGGTACGAGCCAGCCGCCCGTCTCCGCCGGGTTGAGGACGACGAGGAGACCCGCGGCGACGACGATGTCGATGTACGAGTCGACGACCGTGAAATGCGTCGGGTTGATCGTCGAGTTGTAGGAGCCGGGAGCCGTCCCCGACGTGAACGGGAGGGTCCCGTCATAGTCGTTGCCGTTCGTCGTCCCGAAGTACGGCGAGGCGAGGAACCCCATGTAGATCGCGGTGAATCCCTTGCCCGCCGCGTCCGTGACGAACGCCTGGAACGTCGACGTCGGGGACAGCCCGACGACGCCCTGCGCCGACCGGTGGAGAATGTGGAATGGCTTCCCCTGGGCGTCGATCAGGTAACGGCCGGACGAGTGGACCGCGAGCGGGAACGGCCCGGCGGGAGGAGGCGTCCCGGCGATCGTCACCTGCGTCGTGACGGGCGGCGAAACGGAGCCCGAGCCCGACGCGCCGGTCGTGCCGGTGAGCGTGAACGTGTGCGTACCCGGGGTGAGTCCATTGACCACGATCGTCGCCGTTCCGTTCGGGGATGGGACAGGAGTCGTGTCGATGTGGATCGCGTCAGCCGCATCGTCGAGGACGACATCGACGACGCCCCCGGACGAGGTCACGACGAATGTAACGGACGTACCCGAAACGGTCGTGGACTGGAGCGTGATCCGCGGCGTTGCGCCCGACGTGACCGCCGGGTTCTGGACGAGCGCCTGGACGCGCGCCGTCGTCGCGAGCCCGAGGCCCGACGCGGGCGTCGTCGTCGCGTTGTGAGCGACGGCCTGGCAGACCGCCGTCGTCGGTTTCGCCTGCCCGGGCACGACCGTTTTGATTGCTGGGCGAGCAGCGGTCGCGGAGACCAGAGCCGTCGCCGGGATCGGCGACTCCGGCTGGGAGGCGACGAAATACGGGATGGCGAGCCACGCGGAGGCGACGCCGCCAGTCGAGCCCGACGGGACGTTCCAGCCGCGAATCCACGCCGTGTGCTGCCCGACGCCGACGCCGGTCCGCGTCAGCGTCACGTTCCCGTTGACGTCCGGCGCGCCCTCGGCGACCTTGTTGCCCTGCGGCTCGTCCCAGGTGACGTCTTTGACGCCGTTCGTCGTCGAGAGCATCAGGGCGACCGTCGTGCCCGTCACGGAGTACCCGGACAGGCTCACGGACGGAGCCGTCGCGACCGGGAACGGCTGCGTCGGAGTTCCGGTGCCGAGGTTCGTGACCGTGATCTGCCCGAACGAGACGGACTGCGAGTTGCCGGTCGTGGGCGTCACCGTCACGCGGAGCACGCCGGACGACGGCGTATCGGCTTGCATCGACGTTCCCCACGTCGTCGGTTCCCCGCCGGACGAGTCCCAGACCCGCGCTTGGAGGTTCACGCCGACGAGTTGGAAGTGGTAGTCGTACGTGTGGCCCGGCTGGAACGTCAGGCCGACCGGGACGGAGAATGACGTGAACCCGGCGGTCCGGTGGTAGACGACGATTGACCACTGGTTGGCGACCGTGTCGAAGTTGATTCCGACTGCGTTGTTCGCCGCGGCAGTCGCGGAGGCGTCGTCTCGGGCGAGGACCTCCGCCTGGAACGCGCCGATCGTCCCGGCCGGGAACACGATGGAGCCGACGACGTCGACGTCTTGCCAGTTCTGGATCTTGGCGACGCCGCCGAACGAGGACGGCGTCGTCTTCGGCGAGAGCGTGACGCGGCCGAGGCCGCCGTAGATGTCGGCGATGCCTCCGGTGAACGCGACCGCGCCGAGTTGCGACCAGTACGTCGACCACGGCGGGTTCGGCCAGGGCGTCAGGTCCGCCGTGCCGAACGCGAGGATCTGCGGCTGATTGACCGGGACTGGCGGAGGAGCGCCGGTTCCGACCGGGACGGGATGGACCGCCGTCGGTTGCTGCGTCTGGTTGAGGACGGAGCCGACCGCCGTGACGTGCATCAGGTCGCCGTGGGCGAGGGGAAGTTCGATCTTCTGGACGAGCAGGTAATCGTCGAGGCCGATCGGCGTGCGGATCGCGGCGATCGTGTCGTAGACGTCGAGCGCCGGGTTCGGGGGAGCGTCGAACTCGACCTTGACCGCGTTGCCGAGAATCTTGGCGAGTTGCGCCGCCGCCATCGCGTCGGCTTGGCCCTGCGTCGCGATGCGCGGCTCGCTGATCGACTTCGCCTTCTCCCCGTACGGGCCGTTGATGTACGTCTCGGACGTCGGGTCGTTGTCCCAGGCGTACCCGGTGATCCCCTGCGCCGCTGGGTTCGTGCCGACGACGACGACCATGTTCGGGACGGCGTCGGCAGTCAGCGTCCGCTTCGGCGCGGCGAAGTCGGGGAGGTTCGCCTCGTCGAACGTCCAGACCGGGAGACCGGTCGCGGCCTGGAGCGTGACCGGAGCCATCGTGACGACGCCTTTGCGGTCGACGTACAAGTCGCATCCGGCGGACTGGGCGATCGCCCACGCCTCGTTCCAGGCGTCGTAGCCGGTGGAGAGGACGAGCGAGTAGAGCGGCACGCCCGTCGAGAACAGGTTCGGCGTCGGGAACTGCTGGTAGCGCGTCGCGAGGATCTGCTGGATGGCGTTCTCGGCGAGCGTCCCGTTCGGGACCGTGTACGGGCGAGGGACCGGACCCTGCGCGGCGAACGCCCGGTCGAGGAGCGAGCACGTCATCAGGACGCCGCCGTCGGACTCGGCGGTCTCGACGGCGGAGGGGCGCAGGATCCCCAGGTTGAGCATCTCCCGCGTCCCGTCCGGGTAGACGATCCCACGCTGGATGAGGAGTTCCGCCGTGAACGGCGAGAGCAGGTCGAGGAGTCCCTTCGGCGTCAGCGCGCCAGTCGGGTCGGAGGCGGTGATCTGCCCCGACGTGCGTGTCTTCGCCGTCGAGTCGAACGTGATGGAGCCGGACTCGATGAGGAGCGTCGCCGTCGTTTTCCCGTCGGCGAGGACCGTCGGCGTCCCGTTGCGGAGAATCGTCGCCGTCGACAGGAACGTGTGCGACTGCTTGAGCGCCGCCTTGAACCGGTCGGTGACGGTCTGCATCGCCTAGACGTAGATCGCCATCGGACCGGACGACGGCCCGGCGAGGGGCCGGTCAACCTCGATGACCGGCATCGTGACGTGGTTGAGGAACCCGGCGAGCGGAGGAGCCGTCTCCCCGCAGTCAGCCGGGACCGTCGCGAGTGACGACTGGAGCGCGGCGATCCCGCCGATCGCGCCGCGCAGGTGCCCGCCGGAGTCGTAGGCGAGCGAGATGTACCACTTCCGGCCGTACGGATCCCGGAGGAGAGCGACTGGCAGCGGTGCCATCAGCGCCTCGATCATGTCCCACTGCGCCCGGTTCTGAGCGGTGAGTTCGAGACGGCCGACGTTGCCCCGCATGACGCCGTCGGTCATGACGATCGGGTTCTTCCGGGAGACCGGCTGGAACGCCGTCGCGACCGTCGGTTGGGCTAGCTCGAACGAGTCGGACTGGAGATGGACGATCCCGCCCGCAGTCGGGCGGAGCGGGTCCGTGAGGAGCCACTCGCCGTTCGTCGAGCCCGTCAGCGTCGCATTGACCGCGCCAGACGCCGCCCCGGAAATGACGACGTTCCCCTGGAATAGCTGGTAGACGAACGCCTGATACGAGCGCGTCACGCCGATCGGCGCTTCGAGGTCGATGATCGTCGCGTTGCCGGAGCCGTCAGGGACGAGCGCCGATCCGTCTCCGGCGAGGCCGCCGACCGTGCCGCGGACCCATCGCCAGTTGTCGGTGACGGAGTCGCGGTACTGGATGCCGTAGACGTCGCCTGCGACGAGGGACGCCGGGTTGGCGTGGATGAGGAGCGAGATACCGCCGAGCGGGACGCCGGGTGAGACGACCGTCGCCGTGACGGACGGCGTCGGCGGGGTCGGAATGTTCATCGTGAACGTGTTCCAGTCCCACGCCGAGACGACGCCCGCGGTCGACGTCGCCCGGACGTACCAGCGCCAGTTGCCGACGACGCCGAGGCCGATGTCGATGGGGAGCGAGACGGCCGTTGCCGTCCCGGTCCCGGAGAGCGGAGCGGAGCCTCCCGGGTACGTGTTGGGCGACGTCGCCGGGTCGAACCCGCCGATCCCGTACTGCGCGGCGGAGAACAGGGCGACTTGCCACGACGCCTGGAAGTCTCCGAGCGTGTTCTGGTACTGCCAGGTGACGCCGGGCCGGGAGTTCGTCGTGATCGTCGAACCCTCGGTCGGCGTGACGACGACGACCGTCGGCGTACCCGCCTGGATCCACGGTTGCCACGACCCGTTCCCGAAAAACGACGTGAGCGTGATCGGGTTCGCTCCGAGCCCAGCGTCGTCGATGACGAGGTCGCGGGCGATGTCCCAGTTCGGGTAGTAGTTGTACCCGGCCGGGACGACCCAGCCAGCGGGCTGATTCAGGACGTAGATGCCGTTCGAGTAGTCCTGGCACCAGCCGTATCCGTGGACGTAGTCGTAGATGTCGAACGAGCGCATCCCGTCGAAGGTGCCGAAGTACGGGGCGTACCCGGCGACGGAGGTCGTGTTGACCCAGTTCATCGCCGCCGCGGAGCCGAACGGGACGAACCGGCCCCAGTTGGTCATCAGGTATCCGGCCCCGGTCGAGTAGTCGAACCGCATCCGGAGGTAGTGCTCCCCGGTGTTGATGTTGAGCGACAGCGTCGGGCCGATCACGCCCTGCCCGGAGACGCCGTAGTAGGTCCCGCCCTCGTCGACGATGAACCCCTGCCCGTTCGCCGCCGGGTTCATCGCGAGGTCGATCATGATCGGGTAGAAAAACGGGACGCCGGGAGCCTGCCCGGCCGGTTGGCGAGCCGTCCCGACCGCCGTCACCCAGCCGTTCGCCTCCAGGACGTAGCCGCCGGGACCGGACCAGTCGGTGATCTGGAACGAGCGGACGTTGCCGTACGGGACGTTCGCTCCTCCCGGCCGGATGATCGGCGAGGGGAACGCCGGAGCGCCGCCGAACGCGGCGAACGTGCCGTCGTCCGCCATGCCGTAGCCCATCGCCCGGTTCTGCGGGTTCGTGGCGGCTCGGATCCACGTCATCGGCGGTCAGTCTCCTCGCTCAGACGTTGACGCGCAGGGACCGGGCGAGTTCCGTCGATTGGGCGTCGAGCGCCTGAGACACGATCTCGTTCAGGTGCGAGTCGCCGTAGATGTGGCCCTGGACGATGAACGTCATCGCCAGTGAGACCGCAGCGGAGGAGCCCGGCGTGCCGCCGGGCATATCGCCTCGGCCGAACGTCGGCTGGATCGTCCCGGCCACGTCGGGCTTGAAGATTTCGGGTCGGCCACGCTCGCCGACGAGGTACGCCGTCCCGGGGTAGACACGGCCGCCCTCCGCCTTGTGCGGAGCGTTCGCTGCCGCCTGCTGCTGCTGCTGCGCCGAGTTGAGGAACTGCCCGGCGGCGACCTGCCCGGTGTAGATCGACCCGTAGTTCAGCGACGCTCGGGTCCGGGCCGAGAGCGACAGGAGATTCTCCAGGTTCGCCTCGGCCTGGCCGACGTCGACGATGATCTTCGTGTAGACCGACGTTGGCAGCGACCCGAGCCGCAGAATGTAACCCTCCAGCGCCTGGGCGACGGGGCCGCCGACCTCGTCGGCGACTTGCTGCAACTGCGAGACGTACGCAGCGTTCGCGGCGGCCGCTCCTTGCGTCGTCTGGATCCCGCCGTTCTCCGCCGCCGCTTTCGTCGCCGCGGCCGAGGCCGCCTGGAGCGCCGACTCGGTCAGTTTCCGTTGCGCGTCGGTCGCCTGCGTCGACGCCGCACCGTACTGGGCGACCGTCTTTTTGTAGCTGTCCATGTCGGTGTTGACGGTCGACATCGCGTCTTCGAGGGCGAGTTCGGAGTTGATCTGGGCGACGATCGCGTCGTGGACGTCGGTGATCGCCTTGGCCTGGTCCTGCTCCGCTTTCGCCTGGTCCGCCGCCGATTGCGTGAACTGCTGGTTGTACGTGGTGGCCTGCTGCGTCGCCGCCGCCTCCTCGCGGAGCTTCGATTCCGTTTGGGAGAGCGCCGACTGGAGTTCCTTCTGGTTCTTGGCGTCGAAGATCGGTTTGCCGCCCGCGCCGCGCATCGCGTCGAGGGCGGCGACGACCTTCTCCGCCGCGGCGGGAGACGCCTGGCCGAGCGCCTTGATCTCGTCGGTGACGCCCCGGGCCTGCCCGGCGAACAGTTGGAGCTTGTCGGACTCGCCGAGCTTGTCCATGAACGCTTTGAGGGCGTCGGACCGGTTCATGGCGTCGAGGGCGGAGCCGAGGTCGGAGAACTGCTTCCGGTAGTCCTGGAGCGACTGGCCGCCGCCGAGGAGTGCCTTGCCGAGCCCGATGACGCCTCCGGCGAGCGCGCCGAGGCCGGTGCCGACGCCGGGGATGACGGAGCCGAGCGCCGCGCCTGCCGCGGTCATGCCGACGATGCCGGTGATCGTCCCGGTGGTGGACTTGCCGATCTGCTGGAACGAGACCGCGCCGATCGCTGCCCCGGCAGCGGCCATGCCGAGCCCTCCGGCGAGACCCGATGCTGCGCCGCCCGCTTCCTCCATCGCCGCGCCGCCCGCGGCCGCTCCTTCGCCCAGCGCGGCCTGCTCGGTCCCGGCCGCAGTGGCAGACGCGCCGTAGACGTCGATCATGGAGGCGGTCCGCTCGGCGGCGGCTCCTTCCTCGGTGATCGCGACGGTCGCGCCCTCCGCCGAGGCTGCCGCTTCTTCCTCGGCCGGGGCAGTCCCGGCGAGGGAGACCTTGAGCCGGTCGAGGGAGGAGCCGAGGAACTGGACGCCCGGGGCGATGAGCTTCGTGACGGCGTAGTACGCCATGAGGCCCGTCGTGAGCGGCCCGATGAGCGGCCCGAACACGCGGAAGATCGCGGCGAGGCCCGACAGGATCGGTGTGACGATCTGGACGGCGGACGTGATCGCCGGGAGTGCGCCCTTGGCGAGTTCGCCGAGGGCGGAGCCGAGCGCCGTGACGGCCGGGAGCGACGCCTGGAGCAGAGCGAAGAATGGCGAGACGAGCGGAGCGCCGATCTTCTCCAGGACCGTGTCGATCGTGGCGGAGAACCGCCGTTGCGCGATCTCGGCGTTGTTGGAGCCCTTGGCGATGTCTTGCGAGAGCGAGTTGCCGTACTTCTCGACGGCGACTTGCGCCGCGGCGTAGGACTTCTCCCCCGCGTTGAGCGCCGCGGCGTTGGAGCCGAACCCGAGTTCGGCTGCCTTGGAGGCGATCTCCGTCGCGGAGAGCGAGACGCCGAGCCGGGCGGCGAACACGCCGCCTCGGGCGAGCCGGGTGCCCATCTGCTCGGCGACGGAGCCGACATCGCCGAGGGACGGTTTGAGGGCGACGGACCGGGCGGCGAGAGCGACGATCTGGTCGGAGAACTGGGCGGACTGCTTCTCCGACAGGCCCGAGTTCTTGCCCAACTCGAAGATCGACGCCGCCGCCTGCTCCGTCTTCGATGGGACGGTACCCATCGTGATCGAGAGCTTGTCCATCGACGTGTTGAGGTCGCCGACCCGGACCTGACGGACCGTGTCCGCCATCTTGCCGAGGATCGCGTCGAACCGTTGCGTCGCCGCCTGCCCCTCGATCCCCTTCTGGACGAGTTCGCCCATCCCGGAGGCGAGAGCCAGCGACCCGGCGACGGCGGGGATCGCCGCTGCGCCGAACCCTTGGACGACGGTCCGCATCCCGCCGACGTGCCCAGTGGCGAGGAGCGCCGCGCCCTCGACGCCTTTGAGCGACGAGCCGAGGTTGGACGAGGACTCCGACGCCGACTTGGCGGACTCGGAGACCTGATCCATCGAGTTCGCCGTCTGGTCGAGCGCCGCGCCTCCAGCGTCGGACCCGGCCTGGTTGAGCGCGTCGGACAGCGACGAGCCGAGTTCGTCGATCTGCGCCATCGCGCTCGACGTGTCGAGAACGAGTTCAGCCTCTAGCGGATCAGGCATTCACTCCCTCTCGATCAGGTCGGGGACCAGACGGCGGACCCCAATGATGGTCGTCGGCGAGTCCACCGTCGCGGAACCCGACTCCGCCGTCAGGCCGACCCCGGCCTGAATCGGCATGACCTCACGCGGCATCCGGATCCCGTCGGGTCCGGCCGGGCCGAGGTCGACGTCTTCGACGAGGTCGAGGCCGAGCGCGACGGCGACTTGCCGCGCCGTGTGTTCCATCGTGACGGTGTGCGGCCAGCCGAGCGCGCGTTGAACCGTCCGGCAGATTCCGGCGAAGTAGGCGTCGTTGCCGGTCAGGCGGGAGACGGCAGGGATGGGCTCGGGTCTGCGCCGTTGCTGCTGTTCGAGTCCGACTGGGAGCCGGGAGCCGTCAGGCCCGTAGAGGAACCGATCAGGTTGATCAGGTTCGCCAGCATCCTCAGGTTGTCGGACTCCTGGCCAGCTAAAGGGACCTGTCCGTTGTTGAAGATTTTGGCGAGCGTCGACGGAGACCCGGCCCACTGGTACAGGTCGTTCGGGTCGAGGCGAGTACCGGAGAGCATCTCGACGACTTCGATGAACGCCTGGGCGTGGGGCGACTCGTCCGGGTCGGACATCACCGCCATCCGTTCGCCGGTTTCGGTGCCCGCCTTCTGGTCGAGTGCAGCGTCGGCCGCTTTGAGGAGTTCGAGGATCCGCTTCGCTTCGACGAGCCGAGGTTCGCGCAGGACGAGCGGAGACGGCCGCCCGGGAACCGGGACCCAGACGGTCCCGTCCTCGTTGATCTGGAGTTTCTCGCTCATCGGGTTCCTCGCGTTCCGGGGCGGTCGTCACGACGGCGGCCCGCTCGACGAGCGGACGAGGACGTGGCTGCGCCACAGTACGCCCGCGCGCTCTCCGCGCGGATTGATCGGCAGGACGTCGGAGAGCGAGAAGCCGCCGCAGGAGACGTCGGCGAGGAACGTGAGCACGTCCGGGTCGGAGACCGGCTGGCCGGGCGCGCATTCCAGACGAACGAGCGCCCGGGAGACGACGTCCATGATCTCGGTGAGGACGGCCGTGTCGCGGTCCCACGCCGCCTGATTCGGCGAGATGGTCCCGGCGGCGACCACGGCAGGCTGCCAGCACTTGAAGTAGCGGACGACGATCGGCGTGACGAGATACCCGGTGCCGGGCGTCGGGCCGCCCCGGCCGATGCGAGCCCGAGCCGCGTTGGGGAACTGCGTCGAGACGAACTCCTCCTCGACGTTGCCGACGACGATCCCGCCTTCGGTTCGTTCCCACTGCGGCCTTCCGGCGTCGCCCCAATACCGGTAGACGGCGTCGGGCGGAGGCCGGTCGGTGCCGTCGGGGTACTTGACCGCGCCGATGGAGTCAGCGACGTACTCGGTGAGGACTGTGAGGAGCCCGGAGAGGCTCATCCGGCGCTCGACACGATGTTCGACCAGTCGTCGACCGTGTCGCTCCAGAAGTGCGTGCCGGGAGCCCCAGCGACGCTCTTGGCGAACACGACGCCGCCCGCGGCAGGCCAGTCGAACCGGAGTGCCTTCGCCGAGACCGGGTAGATGCGGCCGCCCTCGGGGCCGTACTCGCCGGTCCCCTCGTCCTGGTACTGGGCGTAGTCGACCTCGTCGTTCCCGGCGGAGGCGACGCAGGAGACCCGGTCGCCCTCGTTGGACGGGTCGTCGTGCTTGATCGAGTCGGCGAGCGCGCCCGAGCGGCGGGAGCACCGTCCCTGCGCCGCTTCGACGAACGCGTCGGCGATCGCCGTCAGCCGCTCGACGGCGTACTGCTGGAGCCCTTCTTTGAGGGCGTCGGTGTTGACCGTCGATTCCCCGGCCATCAGGGCGTTTGCTCCATCTGATGGGCGATGGTGCCGACGTGGCCCGGGTCGAACATGCCTGGCGGGGTCGGGACGCCTTTGTCGATCGAGTCGAGCCACTGGTCGGCCGGTTGGAAGCCGGTCCGGTCCGCGCCCTGGTCCTGGCGGGTATCGACGATCGTGTACGAGACGCCTTCCGCCTGGACTTGGCGGACCCGGTACTGCGGGAGGAGACACGGCTGCATGAGCGCGGCGAGCGCCGCCTCCGCCGCCATCATCGTCGCCGCGCGTCGCCCAGCCGCCGGGATCGGGACGCCCATGACCCACGTCGCTTGGAACGCGGACGGGTCGGTCAGGTCGTGGCCGACCGGCCAGACGCCACCGTCGATACGGACGAGGTCCGCCTGGTCTTCGAGCCGGTAGGCGGACGGCGACAGCGCGACGCCGTCGATGATGACGGACCGGATGCCGAGGATCGGGTAGCGGCCGCGGAGCCCGATGCGGGCGTTGGGCGAACAGGTCGTGCAGACCCCGGCCATTCCGATCCCGTAGTCGCCCCACCACCAGAACGAGCCGCAGCCGGAGCAGCGGACGCAGAGCGACCGGGTCGTGCGGGTGATACCGGGGAACTCCATGTCGGAGAACGAGAACAGGAGTTCGGAGACGGAGTCGATGATGAGGTCCTGCTGGCGGGGCGTGATCGACGCGACGTCCGCGCCGGACAGGGCGAGCGCCGGTTCGGCGGTGACGAGGTCCCACGTCGTCCACGGTTCCCACGGTGTCGTGATGCCGACGTCGACGCCGACGAGGAACACGCCCGTCTGCTCGGAGAGCATCCCTTCGACGACGCCGGAGAACGTGTAGTCGAACACGCCGGGCAGGTCCGTGACGTAGACGTACCGGTACGTCCCGACCGATTCGTGCGTGAGGCCGGTCAGGTCGATCGTGATCTGCGCGCCGGACGGTTTCGTGACGACGAGCGACCCAGCCGACGGGTCCGTCAACTGGTTCATGTCGTTGAACCATTGGGCGCGGAGCGTGATCGGTTCGCCTACGTCGAGCGACTCGGTGATCCCCGACATCTACCCCTCCGGGCTCGACGAGATCCGGATGCGCGGCGGTCCGGGCTCCGCCTGGGTCTCGATGCTGCCAGTATCCCCCACGGACGCGCCGACGAGGATGGACCGTGCGGGAGTTGCTTCGATCTGGACGGCGAGCGTCGGCGTCGCCCGGATCGCGATCGCGAGCGTCGGGAACGCCTCGATGTGGATGCTGCCGCCGGGCGAGACCGGGACGACGGCGAGGACGTTGTCGGTGATGCCGACGAGGTCGACGAGGATGACCTCAGGAGTGATCGGGCCGCTCGCCGCGTCGGTGATGCCGACGTTGTCGCCGACGGACCGGACGTAGATCCCGGCTTGGGCGAGCACGTCGAGGAGCCCGACGGCGTCGGCGAGCGTCTGCGCGTAGACGGCGGCGACGACGGTCACGTCGGTGAGGCCGAGCGTTTCGACGAGGACGCGCGCAGCGGCCGACGCCTCGACGATGTTGTCGGTGATGCCGACAGCGTCGGCGAACGAGTCGACGAACGCCGCCGCTTGCGAGATGGCGTCGGTGAGGCCCACGTTGTCGGACAGTGCCCGAACCTCGACGGAGGCCTGCGCCGTCGAGTCCGTGATGCCGAGCGCCTCGTCGGAGGGTTGCCGGACGTACGCCGACGCCTGCGTCGTCGAATCTGTGATGCCGACGTTGTCGGCGGGAGCCTGGGAGTCCACAGATGCCTGCGAGAGCCCTTCAGTGATCCCCTCCGCCTCCGCGACGGTCCGGACGAACACAGACGCCTGCGACGCCGCGTCGGTGATCCCGACGGCCTCAGAGGCCGTCTGGGAGTAGATCGCGATTTGGGTGAGCGAGTCGGTGATCCCGACCGGGTCGGCGAACGATTGGAACCCCGACTGGTTCGAGACGTCGGTGATCCCCTCCGAGTCGCCGACCGTCTGCGCGTAGACCGCAGCCTGAGCGAGCGTGTCGGTGATCCCGATGTTGTCGGACAGCGTCGGGCCGAACACGGCCGCTTGGCTCATCGCGTCGGTGATGCCGAGCGCCTCGTTGCCGAGCGTCCGGACGACGTCGCGGGCGAGCCCAGCGTCGGTGATGCCGACGTTGTCCGTGATCGACTGCGCGTAGACAGCCGCTTGCACCAGGGCGTCGGTGATCCCCTCCGCTTCGGAGAGCGTCTGGGCGAACACGGCCGCTTGGGAGAGCGAGTCGGTCAGGCCGACGTTGTCGGAGAGCGCCGGGCCGTACGCCGCCGCTTGCGTGATCGCGTCGGTGATGCCGACGTTGTCGGAGAACGATTGCCCGTAGATGAACACCTGCGTGATCGCGTCGGTGATCCCGACGTTGTCGGAAGCGAGCGTCTGCGCGAACACGGCCGCCTGAGCGAGCGAGTCCGTGATCCCCTCCGCCTCGTTCGGGAGGACCCGGACATACGCCGCCGCCTGGACGAGCGCGTCGGTGATGCCGACGGACTCCGGGAGCGTCTGGGCGAACACGGCCGCTTGCGTCGTCGCGTCGGTGATCCCCTCGGACTCGTTGGGGAGGACCCGGGACAGGTCGCGGGCGAACCCGGACGCGTCGGTGATCCCGATGTTCTCCGAGGCGAGCGTCTGGACGTAGATGGCGGCCTGGACGAGCGGCGAGTCGGTGATGCCGACGTTGTCGGAGAGGGACTGGGCGTAGACGGCGGCTTGGGTGATCGAGTCGGTGATGCCGAGCGCCTCGTTCGGGAGGACCCGCACGTACGCCGACGCCTCGACGATGTTGTCCGTGATGCCGAGCGCCTCGGAGGCGAGCGTCTGCGCGTAGACCGCCGCCTGGACGATCGAGTCCGTCAGGCCGAGCGCCTCGTTGGGCAGGACCCGGACGTAGACGGCCGCTTGGACGATGTTGTCGGTGATGCCAAGCGCCTCGTTCGCCAGCGTTTGGGCGTAGGCGGCGACCTGGACGATGTTGTCGGTGATGCCGACGTTGTCGTTGATCGTCTGCGTGTAGGCGGTACCGCCGCTCGGGAGGAGCGGCTCGATGTGTCGAGTCGACGGCCCAGCCACGGAGGGCTACCTCAGTGAGCCGTCATCCGGTGCGTGTCGCCGGACTCGGTCGGGATCTCGATGACGTCGCCGGAGGCGACCGGCTCCGATTCGGGATGATGCGCCGCCGTCACCGTGATCGTGATCGACTCCGGCTGGTCGCCGTCGCCGTGGTCCGGGTTGGCGTGGCCGGAGAGCGAGATGTGGACCGGATCGTTGGGGCGGCCGACGGCGAGCGCGACCGACCGGAGGAACGATCGGGCCGCGTCCCACTGGTCGGCTTCCGCCGGGCTCGACGGCTCCAGGTCCGGGACGTTGACGTGCGTCTTGAGGACCGGTTCGGTGGTTTCGACCTTCCACGGCATCGAGAGCCTCCTCGTCAGGCGTACTTGAGGATCTTGTACGGAACGGACCGGGACGTCCCGAACGTCTGCTTCATCGACGCCCGGATCGACCCGGTGTCCGTCAGTTCGTTCGAGATCGGGACGCTGATCTTGATGAGATCGTCGGTCGGCTGCGCGCCGGAGAACCGGGCGACGTAGGCGACGCGGCGCGTCCCGCCAGTGAGGATGATCTGGTAGAGCCGCAACTCGAACACGTCGCCCGCGGCCGCGTTGACGAGGTCGACGTGGAACGTGAACGTCCCGGCGACGGAGACGTCGTAGGTGTGCTCGGTGCCGACCGTCGTCGTCTGCGTCCCCGAGGTTTGCGCCGTGACGGCCATCGCCCCATCCTCTCGTCAAACGGTGGTTTTCGCGGTGACCCCCGCGGCGGGGATCAGCACGGTCGTCGTCGTGATCGTCGCCGGAGTCCACGTCGCCGGGAGCGGGAGCGCGCCGAGCGCCTGCTGACAGATGCCGCAATGCTGGTACAGGTCGTTCGACGAGGTCGGCGTCCCCTGCATCGTCGCCGTCGCCGAGGAGCAGGCCACGGCGAAGTAGTAGTAGTCGGGGAGGAGCATGTACGGCGCGGCCGACGGCGTCGCCGACTGGATCGCGCCGATCGTCGCCTGCGCCGTCGAGCCCGAGTTGAACAGGAGCACGCCGTCCCGGTTGTAGACCCCGACGTCGACGTTGCCGCTCACCGTCGCCCCGTTCGCCCAGAACACTTTCTGGACGAGGAACGGCATGAAAACCTGGAACGGGAAGTAGACGGCGAGGTTCGCCGTCGTCCACGCGTTCGAGCCGAGCCCAGCCTGGTTGAGCGGGTCGCCGACCGTGTAGCCGACCGACTCGTCGCCGAACGTCTGGATCGTGAGGAGATTCGTCCCGGCGTCGTTGATCCAGTCGCCCATCAGACCGTCGCCCGTTCGGAGAACCCGAAGTTCGGGATCCACGTCGAGTCGTTCGCCGACGTGATGAGCGTCAGCGTCGCCGGGCACGGAGGACCGGCCGACGCGGTCTGCTTCGCGATTCCCATCTTCGACAGCGACGCCGATCCGGAGGAGCCGCACTCAAACGTCGCCGTCGCCGACGAGACGCTGATCGCCAGGTAGTACGAGTCGGGGAGGAGTAGATAGTCGGACCCGAGCGTGACCGACTGGATCGCCGTCGTGCCCGACTGGGCGGTCGACCCGCCGTTGAACAGGAGCGTCGGCGTCCCGTCCGGATCGGCGTACACACCGACGTCGACGTTGCCCGAGGCGGTCGCGCCGTTTGACCACCAGACTTTGTGGGCGAGGATCGGCGACCAGAGCGTGAACGGGATCGCGAGGAGCATCCCCGCGACCGCGAGGCTCGTCTGGGAGGACGGAGCGCCTCCCGACAGCGAGAAGCAGCACGACTCGCCGCCGAGCGCGCCCGGCGAGTACGACCCGTAGTTCGTGGACTGCCTGCGGTGCGCGTCGGTCCAGCCGCTCATACCAGCACCCTCGACGTCATGCCGATGAACGGGACGAACAGGCCGGTCGCCGAGACGAACGTCGCCGGGTTCGGGAGCGGGAGCGCCGTCGCGGCGATCTCGAACACGCCCCACGCCGCGGCGAGCCCGGCACCGTTGGTGCCCATCGTCCATCCGTCCTGGACGTTCGACGCCGACGCGCAGACGAGCGCCGCGTAGTAGGTGCCCGGGAGGAGCGTCGTGTCTGCGATGTCGAAAGACTGGATCGAGTTGACCGACCCGGCCGCCGTCGACCCCATGTTGACGAGCAGGTTCCCTTGGTCGTCGTAGATCCCGATATCTCGGTTGCCGGTCGACGTCGCGACGTTCCGCATCATCATCTTCACGGCCGTGTACGGGTAGAACACGCGGAACGGGACGCAGATAGCCCGGTTCGCGACCGGCCACGTCGCCGTCGTGCTCATGTTCCCGTAGGAGGCGAGACCGCCGCCGATCGAGGCCTGGGAGTTCGTCGAGATGATGATGTCGTTGACGTTCCCGGGGATCTCCCAGTCGGCCATCAGATCGTTGTCCTCTGCGACGCCGCGATGAACGGCATGAACGTCCGAGTCGTTGACGCGAACGTCGCCGTCGCCGGGAGCGGGAGCGCCGTCGCCATCTCGTACTGGCCGCGCGCGGCGGTGTTCGACCCGGCTCCCTGCCAGACCCACGCCCGGAACGTCGCCGTCACGTTCGTCGAGCAGGCCATCGCTAGGTAGTACGAGCCGGGGAGGAGTGTCGTGTCCGTGATGTCGAGGATCTGCGTGAGGTTCGTGAGCGCCATCGCCGTCGAGCCCATCGAGACGAGCCGGTTGCCCTGATCGTCGTAGATCCCCATATCGACGTTCCCGGACGACGCGGTCGCCGAGTAGAACAGCTTCACGAACGTGGTGATGACACCGATCGTGAACGGCAGGAAGATCGCCAGATTCGCGGCAGGCCAGACGACCGTCGTCGCCGACCCGTACCCGGTGTGGAATTCGGCGAGCATCGACTGCGAGCCGGGACAGATGATCGGCGGAGTCGGGTCCGCTTGTTGCGGCCAGTCGCCCATGAGCGACCGCCGCGCTCAGGCCGACGTGTCGGCGACCTGCTGGCCGGAGACGAGGGTCGCCGTGAACGTCGGATCGTCGACGACTTCGGTCTGGCGGGCGTCCTCGACGGCCTGCGCGTAGATCGGCGCGGCGGCTCGGACTTCGGCGAACGTCCCGGCGACGTCGCCGAGCGCCGCGTTGACTTTCGCCTTCGCCTGGTCGTCGCCCTCGACCGCGCCGACCGGGTCTTCGGCCGGGGACGGGAAGATGACGACGGACCCGAGCGTCGACCACTGGTCGATGTGCTCCGTCAGGTCCGACTCGGTGCCGTCCTCCCACTTGACGTGGACGGTCTGGACGTCGAGCGGCGGCTGCGGCTCCCGAGACAGTTCCTCGCCGGTCGCCGAGTCGTGCGTGACCTTGTCCGGCTGGGTGACTTGGGCGGAGCCGACGGAGGCGACGATCCCGCCCTTCTCGCCGTCCTGGGTGACGAGCGACCCGACTGTCTGTGCCATCGGTCCTCCGATCAGGCTCCGAGGAGCAGATGGTTCCACGTCACGGCGAGCGAGTCGCCGGAGCCCTTGTTGACGACCGGCGAGAGGAGCGCCCGGCTGATCGTGTTCCCGGCGACTCCGGCGACGTCCGTGATCGGCGACTCCTCGGTGAGCACGACCTCGTTGAGCCCGTTCTGCGTCACCGTCCCGGCAGGCCACGTCGTCTTGTACTGCTCCTGGCGGGACGCACCGTTGAGCGACGACTGCGGGTACGTCGCGTCGAGCGCCTTGAACGAACCCGTCGTGTACGTCACCATCGCCGCGCCCGCGCCGGTCTTCGCCGGAGCCGTCGATCCGGTCCCGAGCCGCATCCCCGAGACGAACGCCATCGCCGGGGCGATCACGTCGCCGCCGGACGACCAGACGCCCGGAGCCGCGCCGACCGGGACCGTGAACGTGTTCGCGGCGATCGCCGAGATGACCCAGGAGCCGTTGAGGCCGGTCGCGCCGACGACGGGAGTGACGGAGCCGATCTTGACTGGGTCGCCGACCGACATCTGATGGCCGTTGAGCGTCACGACGGACGACGTCGCGTTCGTCGCCGCCGTCATCGTCCCGACCGACCGGTTGACCGTCGGCCACGACGCACGGTCGCCGTAGTACTGGTCGCCGGTCTGAGTGACGAGGTTGACGAACTCGGTCCGGGAGCGGAGCCGTCCCGTCCACTCGTCGATCAGGTCGGCCCAGCCCCAGCCGACAACGTCCGCGACGTACAGGCCCGATTCGGCCCGGCGCGCGTTGCAGAGGAACGCCTGGACGAGCGCCTCGGGCGAGACGTCGCCGAACTCGATCGGAGCGACGTTGTCGATGAGGTCGAGCATGTGCCCCTCCGGACGGTCAGGAAATGTCTGCGTTGACGCGCTGGTAGTCGTTCGGCGTCGGAATGTTCGGGAGAGCCGTGTCGTCGAGGTCGGCCCACGGCCAGTTCGTCACACCGACCAGGGACGTCACGTCGTCGAGTGGCCCGGCGTGGTACTTGTTGTTGACGACCCCGAAGAAGTCGTAGACCGGCAGCGCGACGCCGTTCTGGCGGTCGTGGCCGTTCGGAGCGAAATACGCCCGGGGCGAGATGGACCGCATGTACGGGGCGGTCGCCGCCGCGGCGCACTGCCACTGCTCCGACCACATTTCGAGCGAGACGCCGTTCTTCGTCTGCGTCCCGGTACAGCCCTGCCCGGCTTGGATCGCCCGGCCCGTCACGGTCGCGACCGTCAGGAGGTTCACCGACAGTTCGGTGATCTCGTCGAACCGGTAGTCCTGGTTGGCGAGGGTGAGGGAACCGGTGACGCGCTTGACGATGTCGGGCCGCTTGCGGATCACGACCGGGAGCCCGCACGCGTCGAACTCGAAGATGTCTGCGCCCTTCTCGATCTCGAACGAGTACGAGAGCTTGCTCATCCCGCCGAGGAGCGTGAAATTGCCCTTCGGGTTGTTGTACGAGATGGAGCCGTCCGACAGGAGTCGGCAGACCCGCACGGCGCAGAGGCCCATGATCGACGTCGTCGCCATCGGTTACTCCTTGAGGTCGGGGCGGATCCCGCCGAGCAGTTCCTCATCGGACTGCGGGCGGAGAACGAGGCGTTCGGCCTGCGGGAGAGGCGCGCGCGCCGGGATCGAGGCGGCAGGCATCATCGTGCGGACTTCGGGGACGCCGTTCCCGCTGGAGTTACCACAGCCGCATCCCATCAGCTAACGCTCCCGGCGTAGTTCTGGACCTTGACGCCGAAGATGGCGCAGGGGTCGTAACGGACAATTGCCATGCGTTGCGCCCAGACCTCGTACTGGTTCGTGCGGCCGCCGGAACCGGCCGGGCCGTACCGCCGCTGGTAGTCCTCGGTCGGGAGGACGACCGTCGGGCCGAGCGCGTATTCGACCGGGCCGGACACGAACATCCACGCCTCGTTGAGCCCGTTCCCGGCGTAGACCTCCGTGTTGGTGCCCTGCCCGGCGTCGGCGGTACCGGAGATGAGCGGCCCGTTGCCGTTCGCTCCCTGCGTCGACGCGCCGTGCGGGTAGCCGGGACCCGGCGAGACGACGGAGCCGAGCGGCCCCCGGTAGAAGTCGCCCTGGCGGGTCGCGATCCGGCCGCCGCCCGGGATGCCGCCCTCCGCGCCGACCATCAGCACGGACGGGACGTGGAGGACGGCTCCGCCCGACCCGAACGTCGCCTGCTCGTACTGCGACAGGAGAATCGCTGCGCCGACATCGACCGTGACCGCCGCGCCGCCCGTCACGTCGACCGCGTTCCGGCGGAGCGTCGTCACCGACGAGTCGGCGATCATGCCGACGCCGAGCCAGAGTGCTTGGCCCATCGCGTACGCCGTATGGACGTTCGTGAGCGCCGTGGCGTCGTCGGCGAGGCGAGTCCCTTGGTGCGCCCAATCGCAAGCGAGGGGCGTGTAGAGCAGGAACGGGTCCGTGTGGACCGCCGTGCCTTCCTCGGACGGGTCGACGCGCTTCGTCGAGACGCCGTCGTACGTGGCGCAGCGAACCTCGGGATACGTCTTCTGGCAGGCGAGGGTGTTCCAGGTGATACCGGTCCGCCACGACGCGTCGGCGAGGCCGAACAGAGCCTCCCCGGACAGCGCCGCGTCCGCGACCGCTCCCGCCTGCCGTGACTCCGGCTCCGACAGGGCGAGACGGATCGCGTCTCGGGCTTCCACCGCGGCGAGCCGCAGTTGGCCGGTCCCTGTGTGGTTGTCGTCGTCGCCGAGGCGGGCGAGGCCCTCCTCCATTGAGGCGAGATGCGGCCGTGGATCGCTGCCGTCTTTGAGGGCGGCGACAGCCGCGGCGTATGCCGTGGCGACCTGAGCGGCCGGGAGAGGACGCGCCGTCGTGAGGATCGACGGGACCGGGGCGACAGGGTCGACCCGTCCGAGGGGCTGCCAGAACCCCGTCTGTTCCGCCATATCCGTCTCCTCGACGCGTCCTCGTTACCGGCCTCTGACCGCCCCGGTCAGGATGCGGTCGAGCAGGTGTACGGGGTGACCGTTCCGCCCCGGCTGCCGTTGTCGCAGAACTGGACGTCGATGTAGGCCCAGTGCTGAGGCCCGGTCTTGGCGGTGAGGAACCCCTCTTCTGCGAAGAGTTGCGCCTTGTTCATCCGCATCAGGTCCGGCGACCGCTGGACTCCGGTGTTGGTCTCCCCGGTCTCCCCGAACAGAGCCCCGGACGTGTCGATGATCCGGACCCGCCACTCGCCGTTGAGGTCGGGGACGCCGATCTCGGGATCGCCCGGCTCCTGGAGGCGGAACAGCGGGTAGCCCGGTTCCGTCGATGGAGCGTCGATCGTCTCGATCACTTCGGCGACACCGTCGAGCGTCGCGGCGAGTTCGCTGACGACGTCGACCGGCTGGAGGTCCTGACCGAACGCCTTCGACACACGGTCGACGCCGAGGAGCGTCGAGACGGTCCGCGGAATGTAGACCGTGTACCGGGGCTCGGCGATGCGGTCGGCGTACGCCATCTGGGCGATCAGGGCGTTGACCGCCTTGGCGAACGTCGGCATCGCGCCGTACGAGCCGGTGAACGTGTACGCCCCGGAGAGGGCGTCGAGGTCGGCGAGGATCTGCGCCTCCTTGTTGCGTGCCTTCGCCGCCATCAGCGCGTTGAGGAAGTTCTGGACGACCTCGGGGTTGCTCATCTCCGTCGTGTTGTCGAACCGGAGCGCCGCCGTCGCCCACTTGATCCGCACGTTCGAGACCGTCTGGCACGTCACGTCGACGATCGGCTTCCACGTCGCCGAGCTACCGACGTTGACGTTGCCCTGCGACGTCTCCGTCCAGATCGTCGACCCGGACGAAACCGCCGAGAGCTTGATCGACGGGATGAACTGGAACCCGCCCCGGCCGACCGGTCGGCCCGGCAGCGACGGTGCGACGACCGCCGTCGTGGAGAACGCATCCGGAATGTCGCGGATCGGCTCCAGCGGATCACAGATCGCGGCCGTGTGGGCGGGACGCTCCGCCTGGTCGAAGCCGCGCCATCCCCTGACGTACGGGTGCTCGGCCTGCGCCTGGCGGATGATCTCGTGGTTCCGCTCGACGTTCGAGCCCGACAGCATGTCGCCGGTGAACGGCTGGTCGCCCATCTGGTCGAACGCGGCGACGGAGGCGAGATACGTCGAGCCCTCCCCGCCTTCCTTGACGCGGTCGATCATGTGGCCGAGCGTCCCGAAATCGAGGTCGGAGCCCTGCTGCGCGAGGCCGGACCCGGCGGCTGCTTGCATCGCGACCCGGGGACGGGTCGACACGGCGGCGGTGCGGGTCGGTTCCTCGGTGATGGCCGACGGTTCCGTCACCGTCACGACCGGCGTGCCTTCGCCCGGAGCGATGTCCGCCGCGGAGGCGGAAGCGAACGCCGGGTTCGGGTCGGGCAGCGTCGGGAGCGGGTTGGCGTCGAGGTCGGCGAGCGGAGCGTCGACAGCGGTCTGCTGCCGGGCCTGGCGGCCGTCCCACGCGGCGGAGAGCCGCAGCGCGTCGCGGTGAATCGCCTGGAGGATCCGGACGTCTTCCTCGGTGCGGGCGAGCGGCCGACGAGCGTCGTAGGCGTCGCGCGCCTGGCGGGACGCCTCCTGGACCTGCGCGTCGGTCAGGCCATCGAGGACGTCGGGGATCTGCGGAATCGCCGGGAGCGCCGGAGGAGCCTCCGCGGCCGGAGCCGCATCGGTTTCGGCGGCCGGGTTCTCCGTGACTTCGCCGGTCGGGGCGGACTCACTCGTCTCGGAGGTCGTGGGCTCCGGCGGAACGGCCTCGGCCGTCGGCTCGGACGGAGCAGGGGACTCGGGCGTCTCGTCGGGCATCTGAGCGAACTCCTCGGTCTGCGCGGCCCCGGAATCGGGCGCGCGTGCGATCGGTGGGTCCGTCCGCTCAGGGCGTGGCGGCTGCGACTTGCTGCGCTCGCTTGCTGCGACTTGCTGCGTCTGCTCTTGGCGGGAGAGTCAAGCACGTCCGCGACGGCGAGTCGAGGATGCTCGGGAATCGTCCCTCAGACCCGGCTCAGATTGCCTCTCCTGCCGATCGGAGCCGGGATGGGCCGAGAGTGCCGGACCGTCACGCGGCCGCCTTCTCGGAGAACGTCACGCCGAACTTCTTTCCGGCCCGTTGGATCGCCGCCTTCACCTTGGCGAGATTCTCGGCGGAGTAGAGCGCCGCGTTGTCGCCCTGGTTGATGTACGACCAGGCCGCCCGGACGTGCGCCCGAGTGTCGATCGGGTACCGCTTCTGGCCGTCCTTCTGGTAGCCGGGGTCGGCGTACTCGACGTCGCCGTACGGCTTCTTCGCCGACGTGGCGGCGAGCCGGGCACACGTCGAGCAGTTCCCGTCGATGAACACGTGCAACTCGGCGTCGGCGTCGTCGAGCGTCGCGAGGGCGGCGGCGAGATGCGATTCGACCTCGTCGTCGAGCGCCGCCAGAGCCGAAGCCACGTTGCCCTGCGTGACCGCCTGGATGAACTGGAGGACGCCCTGCATCTGGGCTTGGAGGTCCTGCACCGCGCCCTCGCAGGCTTCCATCCGGGCGTTCATGTCGCCGCCCTCGTCGCCTTCGGGTTCCCCGGCCATCTGCATCGCACCGTCGGGCGGGAGCGGCTGCGTGAACGCCGCAGCCGGAGGCCCCGCCGTGCGAGGACCGTGGATCTCGATGCCGCCATCGACCGGGACGAGCGTCGCTGCCCCGGCGACCCGGAGTACCTGACCGTCGGGGAGCGTGATGACCGTCTCCGCTTCGCCGTCGTCGACGGGACGGCCGAGGTCTTCGGCGTCGACGATCCCCTCGATCGCGGCGCGGACGGTTTCCTCGTCGTAGGCGTGGCCGCCGATCGTCACGTTCGGCATCGGGACCTCCTGGGATCGAACTGCGGTGAGGGTAGCGGGATCAGGCCCGCTTGAGCGCGTATACGTCGGACAGGAGCGACGACGCCATGGCGTACGCCCCGGAGAATTGCGGCTCCCGTTGGGAGAGCGCCTCCAGGCCGCCCTTGACTTGGTTGAGCCGGTCGATCGCCACTTGGAGGCCGCCGGACCGGAGCGACCCGGCAGCGTTCTTCGTGGTCCCGGCGTAGTGCCGCTGGTCCTGCTTGAGATTTTCGCCGTGCTGGCCGCCTGCCTTGACGGATTCCTTCATGATCGCTGCGTGGAGCTTGTCGGCCCGGTCGGCGAGTTTCCCTGCCGCCTTGCTCTTGTCGGCCTCTTTCGAGCCTCCCGAGCCCTCGCCGAACCTGCCGTGATCGTCCCTGGCCTGATCGGGCGAGTAGCCGAGCCGGGCCGCGACTACGGCGCGGATCGCCGCGATGTCGGAAGCGGACGCCGCCTGCGGAGCGCCGCCGCCCGAGACGACGTGACCGTCGGGGCCGACGAGACGGCCGAACACGTACTGATAGCCCTTCGGGAGCGTCGGCGTCTTCGTCGGCCCGGCGTGGCCCTTCAACGCCGGAGGCTTCTTGCCGCCGCCCTTGCCTTTGCCGCCGCCCTTCTTGCCGCCGCCCTTCCCGGCCGCTTTCGCTGCGCCCTTCGCTGCGCCCTTCGCAGCCGACTTGACGGCCTGGGCGTACTGCTTCAAGTGCTGCGCGATCTGGGCCTGCTGCTGCTTGGCGGCCGTCGCCGCGGCTTTCTGCAACGCGGCAGTCGCCCGAGCGGCCTGCGACTGAGCGGCAGACGAGTTCCCCGCCGCGTTGTGGTACGCAGCCGACAGGAGCGACGCCGCCGCCGAGTTCAGCGGGAGCGACAGCGCCGGATTCGACGAGCCGTACGCCGGGAGCGCCTGCGAAATCGACGTGAACGGGTCCACGGCGGGAGTCACCTGAGCGAGCCGGGCGAAGATCGCCTCATCATCAGGTCGCCAGTCGGGATGCTCGACCGACGCGGCACGTTGCGGACGGACGAGCGCGAGGCCCGGCCGGGTGACGAGCGTCGGGCCGAGCGAGTCGTACCCTCCAGCCGGGTTCAGCCGGTCCGGCTGATACCAGCGCCAGTCGCCCGACAGGGCGCAGCGGCGGAGGAGCGCGACGTCGCCCCACGTCGAGCCGGGAACGAGAGCCCCGGCGAGCCAGCCGCCGTGTTCGTCGTCGCCGACGCGGACGAGCATCATCTGCGCGTTCGGGTCGGCATAGTGCCGGGCAGCGACCGACGGTGCCGCCGTTTCGGAGGCGTGGCCGCCCGAGTTGCCGACGACGCCGACGAGGAGCAGCCGTCCACCGTCGGCGGAGGCGACTTGGGAGTCGTCGAGGACGACGGCGTCTTGCTGGTGGAAGCGGGCGTAGCCGGTCGGTGACGGCTCCGGATACCAGCACTGATGCTGGCCGGGGCGCAGCGTCGCGGTGCGGTCCACGATGCAGACTCCGGTGTGGTACCAGTAGCCGCCGACCCGGCCGTCGTCGGTGACCGTCAGGCGCAGGATCTCGTGGCCGTCGTCGCCGACTTCCGACGATGCGCCGAAGCCATGTTCGGCCCGGTAGCCCTCGACCCAGTCGGGACGGCCGAACCATGACAGCGGCGGGTACTCGGGGACCGGGACCCGGTCGGCGAACGGGAGCGTCGCGAGTGACGCGACCCGGGCAGCGCCGACGACGCCTTGGCCCATCGACGTCGCCATCGGGCCGACGTCTTGGTCGGTGTCGAGCGAGCCGGGCACGTCGACGTCGCCGTCACGGTCCGGGTCGAGTTCCGGGGCGAGCGGGACGCCGAGGCCGAGGATCCCCGCGGCGTGGAGATGCCGTCCGGCTTGGGCGAGATGCCGGTGACGGCGCATCGCTGCCGTCTCGACCATCGGCGGATCCCCGACCGCGCCGCCGTGGGCGTGCGGCCCGGCCGGTTCCCCGGTGGCGTCGATGTGGCGCTCCTGGCAGAACCCTTCGGGGTCGTCGATGTGCTGCCCGGCGATCGCGACGCAGGCCTCGAAGTCGCCGGGCGAACCCCAATTGATCTGGCCGTCGGCTCCGGCGTTGTACCAGTCGATGAGCGCCTGCGGATTCCCAGCGTTTCCGGCGGCGGAGCGCGCATCGGCGCTCCCCGAGCACGACGCGCACGTCCCGCCGCAGGAGCATCCCGGAGCCGCCGACGGTGGGTCGTAGACGATCGCCGCGAGACGCACGGAGGTCATTGTGCCGGACGCGGCGACGACTTGTCGCGATAGTCGACCTTGGCGAGCGGGCGTGGACGAGGCAGGTACTTGGCGACGACCTCGGGCGGGATATAGCCGACGCAGGAGTCCTCGCCGTGATCGTGGGCGGCCGCCACGGCGGCGAGTTTATGGCCGACGAGCGGCTCCCGGGAGTTGACGTCCTGGAGGACGCCAGTCAGGACGCCCATCGTCGACGGGTTGACGCCCTCGACGCCCATCTGGCGGGCGGCGAACGCCTCGGCGAAGTTCTCGTACTTGTTCGTCGTGCCGTACCCGGAGACCGCGTTGACGGGACGGCCGAAAAACGTGCCGACGTTCCCCTCGGTGACGCCATAGACCTTGTCGAGCACGTGACCCAACTCGTGAGCGACGACCGACTCGGTTTTGCCAGAGGGATGGAAAGCCATCTCCGTTCCGCTTTTGAGTTCGGCGGAGGCGCGCACGGCTGGCCCCATCGCGCCCATGTCTGTGTACCAGCGTTCGTTGAACAGGATCCCGGGCTGATTCGTGCCGTCCTGATTGGCGTCGTGGAGAGCGACGGCGAACGCGGAGTCGTTTTGGTACTGGCCCATCTCGACGGATTGCATCATCCCGGCCGCCGTCGGGAACTCCTCGGCGAACTTCTCCGACTGGTTCGCGACGCCTTCGGCGAGCTTGCTGTTCATCGCGCCGAGGTCGACCCGAGCATTCGGGAACGCGGCCTGGACGCGGGCCTCGGACTGCTTGAGCGACTCGACCCGGCGGTCCGCTTCCTTGCGGGAGAACCCCTGCCGCATGACTTCCTGGGTGAGCGCGCTCGGTGGCGTGTAACCCGATTCCTCCGCTCGGCCGCCCGATCCTTCCCCGAACCTGCCGTGGTCGTCCCTGGGTTGGTCCGGCGAGTACGCCAGCCGGGCGAGAGCGACGGAGCCGCGCCGGGCGGCGAGCACGCGCGCCCGGTTCGGCGCGGCGTCCGGGTCGGGTGCCGTATGCGTCTTCACGCTGCCGCCGCCTTGGTCTCCTCGGCCGTCCAGCCCCAGTAGTCGGAGCCGACGCCGAGCGGGTCCTGAGTCCAGCCGACCGACTGCCAGAACGGCAGAGCGTCCGGCGTGGGTGATCCCATCAGCGGCAGCCCTTTCGCTGCGGCTTCCCCAGCGGCCGCTTTGACGAGCGCCGAGCCTGCGCCGGGTACGACGCCGGTCGAGCCGAGATAGTCGACGTAGGCGTACGCCGGGACGGTACCGTCCTCAGTCGTTTCCTCGGGACGGTCGATGACGGAGATGGCCCCGGCCATGCCGACGCCTTCGCCTTGGGCGACGATCGTTGACGTGTTGTCCTCGACGGCCCCGCGGATGGCGTACTCGGTGAACAGGAATCCCACCTTGGAGCGGTCGCTCAGGTCCTCGCCGACGAGTTCGTGTACGTCGTCGAGTTGGGCGACGACATCCTCGATGTCGATCTCGTCCTTGTTCTCGCCGAGGTCGAGCGGCTCCGTCGAGCCGCCGTTCTCGTCGAACTTGGCGGCCGACGTGTTGAGGGCGTCGAGCCCGGCGGAGCCCGCAGGCGAGGAGCCGGATTCGCCCTCGCCGAACCGGCCGTGGTCGTCCCTGGGCTGATCCGGCGAGTACGCCAGGCGCGCGAGGACAGCCACGGCCGGATTGTCGCAGACGTCAGGCCGACGAGCCCGGACTCCTGCCGCGCCGCCACTCGGACCGACGCCCAGCGGGAGTCCCACGTGCCGTGTCGTCGATCGCCGCGGCGCGCGCCGCCGCTTCCCGTTCCCGGCGGCGACGCCGGTCGCGTTCGGCGAGTCCCTTCGCCTTCCCGGCGGCCCGGATCCTCGCTTGGCGCTCAGAGCGGCTCTCTGCCGGTCTCTCCGTCCTCAGGAGATTCCCCTCACGGTCGTACACTCGGACGTCGGAGAAGCGAGGACGGTCTTCGGGAGGCCCGGCCGGGCTGGGGCTACTCACCGTTGGCTAGCTCGATTTCGCGCCATCCGCCTTCGTCGTGTCCGCTGTGCACGCGCCGACTCTGCTGCGGGCTCGGACCGGGCCTCCCGGGCGAGACTAGACCCGCTCCACCGTTCCGGCCATCCGGTCGAGGACCTCGACCACGTCCGGGTCGTCGACCTCGGCGATGCCACGCTCGAAGTAGACGTTGTGCCGGGCAGCGCGCACGACCCGAGACGGCGACCGGAACCGGACCGGCCGGTCGAGCGGCTTCGCTTCCTCCGGCATCTGCCCGGCGAGGAGAGCGCGCATCAGCCGTGGGACCTCATCGGCGGACTGGTACGCGCGGAGGAGCGTGATCGAGCCGGGGTACAGCGGCGACCGTGCGCCGGGCGTCTGATGCGGGTGCCACAGATGCCAGACGTGCCCGTCGAGGAACCATCCGGGGCCGAGGAGCGTCGACAGTGCCCGGCCCCACGCCTCGTCTTCGCCGCCCCAGCCGCGGAACCGTGGGTCGAGCGGGCAGGCATCCCAGCCCGACGCGGGCAGGACGACGATGCCGCCGCCGCGGACGCCGACGTACTCCCGCCGGTCGAGCGTCCCCGGAGCCAGGATCGGTGACTGCCCGGCGGCCGTCGCCTCGTACAGCGCCCTCGTCGTTTCCGGACGGAGGCGGCGGACGGTCTCGTACGGCATCGCCCACGGCGCGGCCCGGTCGACGATCTTGCGGACGCAGCGGGCGAGCGCCGAGCGGGTGACGAACACGTCGGCGTCGGCGACGACGAGGACCGTCGCTTCCGTCTCGGAGCGTGCTCGGGCGAGCGCCTCGCCTTTGCTCCACCACGGATCGCCGGGGCCGCGCTCGTCCGGTGTCCGGTCGGGCTTGCCGACGACGATGTCCCAGTCGGGGAAGTCCCGCCGGTACCGGTCGCGGACGTAGCCGAACGCGGCGTCGCGCCACTCGTCGAGGCCTGAGACGTACGGGATGAGGACGGCGACGCTCACCGTCCGATCATGGCGTCAGCCGTCGCGTTGCTCGCGGACCCGGGCGTCTTCGATCTCGACCATCGGGATCATCCACCAGTGCAGGATCGCGGCGAGCCCGGCCATGAACATCGCCGTGTGGACGAGCCAGCCGACGCCGCCGCCTGCCATCGCCTCGGTGCGGTCGAGGAGCATCCCCCACCATGCGCCGACCGTGACCGGCAGGAGAATCCCGCCTCTCGGCCTCAGCGTCCCTCTCCTGCCGTTCGGCTTCCGGGAGGGGCGAACGTGGCCCGAGCCCGAGCGAGACGCTCCTCCGCCGTTTCAGCGGCCGTGATCGCCCGGTCGATTCCGGTCACGTCGGCAGTGTCGCCGAACTTGCGGATCCGCGCCCGGCGAGCGCCGCGCTTGTACGAGACGTACCGGTGGAGGGCGGCCGTAACGTGGCCGCCCTCCTCCTCGGTGAACTCGATGACGAGCCTGCGGCCCATCAGTCGCCGTCCTCGATCCGGTTCAGCCGGTCGTCGGGGATGGCGTCCCAGTACCGGCCCGACGGGACGTCGACCCAGAGGACCCGCCCAGCGACGCGCCGCCCCCGGTTGTACCGGTCCCAGACGATGCGAGCGACGGCCGTGCCGACGTCGCCCTCGACCCGAACCTCGATCCGGAGGGTGCGTGCCGCGGCGAGGAGCCGCCGGGACGGGTTCGCCTCCAGGATCTTGTAGAGGCGCTTCTCGTCGATGACGTGGGCGTAGCGGGACAGGACGACGGCCGTGCCGAGGATGACCTCCCCGGCGAGCGGCTCCTCATCGGCGTGACCTGCCTTGACGAGCAAGTCGAGCGTCCGGTCGAGGATCTCCGGCCCGGCTCCCTTGAAGATGCGGCGCAGCGTCTCCGGCGAGCGGATCGCCCCAGCCCGGCGCAGGTTCCGGTTCACGGCGAGGCCGTTCTTGCGGATGATCCGGTCGATGGCGACCGTCTCCGGGTCCTTGGCGGCGAGGAGCGCGATGTAGACGTCGACCGTGTGCGGGCGGACCCGCTTCACGTTCATGTCGGCGAACAGCTTCGCTTCCCGCTCCCGGCTCAGACCGTGGAACACCTGACACGGAACACGTTCGTGTTCGCCCCACAGGTCCAGGATCGCGGCCTGCCGGTGCTGGCCGTCGAGGATGACTTCCTCGCCGGAGTCGCGGCGGCTGATCGTGAACACGCCGACGAGGTCCGGGTCGAACTCCCGGGCGATCTTGTCGACGCGGCGACGATCGAGGCACCGCTGATACTTCGGGTCGACGGCGAGGTCTCCGACCGGGAGCCACTCGAACGTCTGCTTGGTACCGCCTCCTGCGAGAGACTTCTCACGCGGAGCCATCATTGGGTTCCCCTTCCGGGTCGTGGCCGTCTCCCAGGCGGCCGAGGTTTGACGGGAGACCTGAGTCGAGGCCGTCGTTGAGGACCTCGATGAGCGGACGGGGCGCAGGCTGTTTCCAGTAGCCGTAGACGCAGCGCGTCCCACCGCGGGAGCAGTCGTACGTGTCGTGGAGGACGCCGTCGATGACGGCGGCGATGTGGCGGGAGAGGCGGACGACGAGCCGTCCCATCGGGAGTTCGATCTCGCGCAGGTGGATCCGGCAGCCGGAGCCGATGCTCATGGTCGGGTGCCACTCCCAGCCGAGCGTCTCCTCCAGGTACGGCCGGTAGACCGACTTGTGGACGCCCTCCCGGGCGGAGCGCGACTTGCCGCGGCGTGCCATGCCGAACGCCATGTCGGCATAGACCGTCCGGTACGAGATGCCGGAGGCGATCGCGATGGCCCGGGTGACGCAGTCCCCGGCGGAGCCCTTGAACCCGGCTTCGGCGCGGCCGCCGTCGTCCTTGACGAACGTGATGGCGTACCGGCCGTCGTCGCCCATGATGATCTGAGTCACGATGCCTCCGGGGCGGGAGCGCCCGGGTAGTCGGCGTCCCAGTCGGGATCGTCGGCGGGTTCGGAGCCGTTGCAGACGCCGCACCATCCCTGCGGGTCGGAGGCGTGCGAGCGGGCGAGTTCGAGCGTCGGGTGGCCGACGAGGCGGTTGTGGTCCTCGCAGACGGTGAACCACTTCACGTTCGGGTCTCCGGTGTCGTCGAGCCCGGCCTGAGCGCCGTGGTAGACGCCGACGATGGTGCCGGACTGCCGGGTCCGGGACCGCTGGACGCAGCCCTCGAACCCGGCGTGGCAGTAGTGGCGGCTCATGCGAGGGCCTCCTCGGCGTCGAGGGTGCGCTCCCACTGCGCCGCCTCGTAGTCGTCCTGCGAACGCCACGCTGCGATCTGCTCGGCGTGACCGGGGCAGGCGCAAGCGTCGTGGAGAACCGGGAGGCCGCAGCGACCCGACGTCGGACCGTCTTCGGTCCAGACCTGGATGATCTCGCCGCAGACGACCGGGACGGCCGTACCGCCCGAGGCGGGAGCGACGTACGTGCGACCCGACGCCGCGACCCGGACGACGTAACCGGCGTCGAGAGCGAGACGAACGTGATCGGTAGCGACGCCCGGGCGATCGAAGTCCGGGCCGTAGGTGCCTTCTACGAGTCCTGAGATGAAGCGGCGCATGGTCCCTCCTCGGGGTCCGGTGGTTGGCGACAAGGGCAGTCTAGACGATGCGGGAGCGAAAGTCTAGCCCCCAATTTCTGCGGGCTCAGGGGCGAGCCCGAAATCCTCCTCGGAGAGCAAATCCACGACGATCGAGCGGACGTAGTCCCGGTCGGGGAACGGGTCGACCCCGGCGAGCCAGGCGCAGCGCGTCACGATCGGACGGCCGTACGCATCGGTGCCGTCGAGCAACTCGACGCCGATCTGGTTGAACCCGAACTCGAACAGGTCGTAGACCTGCTGGCGGTACTCGGCGAACGCCGGAGTACCACGCCGGACGTCGCCGTCCTCGACGTACGGCTGCCACCACAGAGCGGCCCGAGCGTGGCGCATCAGGATCTCGGCGTTGCCGTCGAACCCGTCGGGGCGTGGGAACTTCCAGCGTGACGCCTCGGGGCCGTCAGCGTACGTCTCTTGCCGTTCGACCCACTGGGCTCGACCGTAGACCCAGCCCTCCCCGAACGAGTGGATCGGGTCCTGCTCATCCGGCTCGATGCGGAGCCGGAGGATGCGGCCGTCGGGCAGCGTGTAGCTGGCGTCGTCGGCGAGGGCGTCGGCGATCTCGGACGTGGTGGTCATAACGCCTCCTTGAGCGCGGCTCGGACGTGACGTTCGGCGGAGGCGAACGCCTCCATCTCGCCGTAGTGCCAGCCGGACGATTCCCAGCCGCAGGTGCAGTACGCCTTGTAGTCGGCCGAGCCCGGCCGGGAGCGGAACGCCTTACCCCAATCCATGCCGGTCGTGATCGTGTGGCCGGGCACGTCGGCGTTGCGGACGAACAGAGCCGCCGCGCGCCGCCGCTTCATGTACCGGTCGACGGAGTCGGTCACGGCCGAGCCTCCCGCTCGACGATGTCGAGTCCCTTCGCCCGGAGAGCGGCGAGGAAGTCCGGCGACTTCGCCATGACGGACAGCGGGATCGTGTCGAGGACGTCGAGGATCTGCTCGTCGGTCACGGCTGGACGACCTTGATGATGCCGTCGCGGGCGAGCGCCCGGACGAGCCGATCGGCCTCGACCTTGGCCGGGTCCGGCGACCACGGCCCGGTCGGGTTCGGCCAGGGCGTACCGGGCTCCGGCAGCGCCGGAACGTCGAACAGGGTGAGAGCGGTCATGGCGGTTCCCTCCTCGGGAGACAGTGTGCGGGTCGGGTGTGTCACCGGAGCTTCGCTCCGGCCTCGCGGTCGGCCTCGGCCTGGAGGCCGAGTTGGGCGATGCGGAACGTGAGCGCCGTCACGTCCCATCCCGCCTCGTCGTACGCCTCGGCGTGCCGGGCGCAGACTTGCGACACGTGGTCCCCGCTCCGGGCCGTGTGCGTGTACGGCGAGGAGCAGCGGCGGCAGCGGTCGCGTGCGACGGTCATCGCAGCACCAACCATGCTGCTTCGCACGCCCCGGCGATGGCCGAGTTGAGAGCGACGAGAGCGGCGGCTGCCTTGGCGGCGGACTCCTCGTCCGAGCCGAACAGGTCCTCCTCCGAGCGGAACTCGTCGACGTCCTGCATGGCGTCTTCGAGAGCGCCGGTCTCGGCCATCTCGTCGGCGTCGATGACGGCCCGGAACAGGTCCGAGTGGAGCGCGAGCCCGACGTTGTAGCGGGCGTCGAGTTCCGGGAACTGCATGCGGGTGGCGGGGTTCTTGCTCATGGTCCCTCCTCGGGGTCCGGTGGTTGGCGACAGGTCAAGAATAGACCCGGCGGGAGCCGTTGTCTAGTCCCTAGCGGGGCCGGATGATGAAAAGTTCGGTGAAGGTCATCCCGTTCCCCTTCGCGTGGGGGATCAGGTCGAACTCCACGTCGACGAGCCCGGCGGCCTGGAGCACCTCGACCGTGCGGCGAGCCCGGCCGTTGCGGCGAACCTCGCCACGCTCGCGGACGAGGGCGAGGAGCGCCTCCTGCGGGGCGGTGAGCTTGGTCATCGGACGAACTCCTTCTTGAGTGACGAGCGGACAGCGCCGCGCTTGCCGATCTTCCGATCGCGCTGCTCGGCGAGGTAGAGCTTGTGGCCCTGGTAGCGGGACGGGTAGTGGACTGAGCGGCTCACCGGGCGACCTCCTGCGTGGTGGCGTCGAGGACCTCGTCGCACAGGGCGAGGAAGTCGTCGATCCGGCGGTTGATCCGCTCCCGGATCTTGGTGGTGGGGTTCTGCTCCATCGGGACCCTCCTCGGGCTCGTTCCTGCTGGCACCCCCGACACTAGACCAAACCGGAGCCGATGTCTAGACCTTTCGTCCGGGTATACAGGTCCGCGTGGTCGACTGGTGGCGGCGGGTCCGCGCTTGGTTCGAGCGGCTCGCCGACGAGACGAACCGGCCGGTCGCCATCCGGCGCATGAACGGCTGGGCGGCGATCGTTTCGCTGATCCTCATCGCTCCGACCGTGTTTTGGCTCCAGGACTCGATCCTGTGGGTGGCGTTCCTTTCGATCTGGGCGTTGTTCGCGACGCACTACGGGACGTGGTTGACAGCCCGAGTCGAAGTCCGCCAGGAGCAGGTGCAGGCGACGCTCCACGTCGAGCCCGGCGACGAGCCCGGCGACATCGACGTGTCCGGAACGATGGAGACGAGCCCCGTCGACGAGGACGAACCCAGCTAGATCGCCATGTCCGGGTACTCCGGGCCGTCGATGCCGAGGGCGCGTTCGCGCTTCTCGATCCAGGCGATCGCGGCGGCGAACACGTCCTCGGAGATCCGGCCGCGTTCCCGCCACCAGTAGACCTCGGCCCGAGCGGTCCGGGCGGTGATCGCGTCGATGACGACGATCGGGTTCGGGAGGTTCAGACCCACGGCATCGGGGCGAGCGGGAGCGTGATCGAGCCGACTGGCGGGAGGAGCGCCGGGACGTGCGTCTTGGTGACGTTGACGCCGTGCGGGGCGGATTGGGAGCCGTACTGGAAGCGTGCGCCGTCGGGGAGGACCCAGGCGAACAGGATCGTGACCGGGCCGGGGATCGGGTCGAACTCGACCGTCTGCGGGACGGTCAGGTCGAGGTCGCCGTGCCAGACCCGAGCCCGAGTGTCCATCCGGTAGACGGCGCACTCCGTCACGATGCGGCCAGGGCGTTCCAGGCGTAGACGAACGCGACGAACGCGAGCCCGGCGGCGACGAGGTTGAACCGCTCCGGGACCCGGGCGAGCGCCGCGACAGCGAACAGGACGAGAGCGATCAGGAAAAAGATCGCCTGCGCCGTCTGGCTCATGGTCGAGAGGGCGAGCACCATCGGTCCTCCTCAGAGCGGCCGACCGTCGATGACGACCGGGTCGTGTACGAGCGCCGGGACGACCTCCTCGTCGATCGACTCGGGATGGGTCGGCCGAGAGCGCCAGTACCACTTACGGTAGATCCCGGCGATCTCCTCGTCGGTGAACTTGTCGTACCCGCGCCAGTGCGCTCCGAACTCCTCGCCGAGCGTCGTCGCCCGGTACGCCGCCGCACCGTTGCGGACCTTGCGGATCATCTGCGCCTCGGAGCGGTACGGGAAGTGGCGGACCTTGAGGACCGGCGTCGGCGTCGTCAGCCCGTAGTTCGCGCCGTGGTTCCCCATCTCGATCGTGACCGGCATGACCGGCCGGACGGCGACCTTGGGGAGCGTGATCGGGACCGGGACGCGGTACTGGATGCGGCGGACCGGGTTCGCGTCGCCGTTGTCGAGGGCGGTCGCCCGGTAGTCGTAGACCCATGCCTTGGCGATCGACTCCGAGCCCGGGAGCGAGGCGAGGACCTGCGCGACCGTGCCCCACTCCGGCTCGCGGGAGTACCAGAGTTCGTCGGCGTCGAACGGGACGACCCAGTCGGCGTCCCAGACCATCCGGACTTCGTGGGCGAGCGCCGTCATCTGCGCCGACTGGTAGTAGCCGACCTCGTCGTCTTCGGTGACGATCAGCCGGGAGCCGACAGCGGGACCGCCGCGGTACTCGTCGGCGAGCCGCCGGAGGATCGCGAGCGTCCCGTCGGTTGAGCCGTTGTCGGCGATGAGGACCCGGTCCATCTGGGCGAGGGCGTGGCGGACCGTCGTCTCGATGATGTCGGCCTCGTCCTTGACGCGGCAGATTCCGGCGACGAGGACCATCAGACCGCTTCGCAGACGGCGACTTGCGTTGCCATGCAGGACCACGACTGGTCGTGGCCGCGGGTGAGGCCGAGGAACCGGATCCGGAACCCGGCGTCGTCGAGGAGCGCGTGGAACTCCGCCGCGTTCCACTCACGGACGTGGCAGATGTTCGGCGACGGTCCCCGATGCTCATAGCCGTGCTGCAAGTCCCGTTCCGGCGTCGAGAACACGTAGACCGACCGGTCGAGCTTCCGGAGAGACTCCAGGAGCGGCCGCGGGTCCATCAGGTGCTCGACGACGTCGGAGACGACGACGACCGCCTGATACCCGACGACCATGTCGAGCCGGTCGAGGCAGCCGGACGTTTCGAGGTTCGCTTCGATCCAGCGGCCCCACGGATACGTCGTGCGGCAGCGGGCGAGGTTGGTGCCGTAGTCGACGCCGACGAACGTCCAGCCCGGGTGCCGTCCGTGGATGGCGGCGAGCTTCTCGGCCCAGCCGCAGCCGACGTCGAGGATCGCCGGAGTCTCGGCTTCGAGGATCGTCGCCGAGGCGATCCACTCGGCGAGCCGGTAGACGTCCGGCTGGAACGTGACCGTGATGGCATCGTCCCAGTCGGCCGAGCGGGGCGAGTCCTCGAAGTAGATCGGGACAGGCCGCTCCACGTAGTCGGGCGGCAGATGCAGGCCGGGATCAGGCATCAGGGTCTCCGTTGGGCGATGGTGAGGCCGCGCGGCGTCGGCAGGTCGAGCATGAGAAGCCGGTCGCCGAGGCACCGGTCGAGTTCGTCGCGCAGCGATAGGCCCGAGGCGATCCGATGGCCGCCACGGCCGGGAGCCGTGTCGTGGAAACAGACGACCGCTCCCGGCGCGAGGAACCGCTCGAACCGCTCGAACTCGGGGACGCGTAGCTCGTAGAGCGAGTCGAGCCAGACGAGCCCGAACCGGACGTCGTGGGGCGGCGTCCAGTCGAGCGACGAGGAAGCGATCCCGTACGTGTGCCCGATCCGAGCGAGTCGCCGCTGCGCGTAGGCGAGGCGCTCACCGTCCGGGTCGAGCGTCCAGAGGACGCCGCGCCCGTTCTCCCGGAGGCCGAGCGCGATCTGCTCGGCGGTCTGGCCGAACGCGGTGCCGGTTTCGAGGACGTCGTCGGGTTGAAGCGCGCGGACGAGCCCGTAGGCGACGTCGGAGACCTCGATCTCCGTCGAGTCGCCGTCGGTGGAATGCCACCGTCCAGGATGCGGGCAGCGGGCGTCCGGGGCGATGAACCGCGACTCGGGGAGCGGGTCGTCGCCGGGGACGTCACGGCCTGGTTCGCCTGCCATGCCAGTCGGGACGAACGGCTCCGCCATCAGTCGACCTTCCGCGTGTATCGGCCGAGAGCGTCCCGGCCTCGATGCTGGCGTCCCTTCCGGACCTTGTCGGCGTTGTTCTCGGCCGCCGTCCCCGCGAACAGGTGCGCCGGATTGCAGCACGACGGGTTGTCGCATGAGTGGCAGACCTGGATGCGCGAGGGGAGCCGGACGCCGTTTACGAACTCGTAGACGAGGCGGTGCGCTGACGTGTGTCCGCCGTCGCGTCCGGTGCGCCGAACGATCCCGTACTGGCGCGACTTCCCGCCGCCGACCCGGCCGAGCCACGGCCAGCACTCGTCCGGGCCGCGCCGATCAACCATCGCCCAGAGGCGCTCGCCGAGCGGGATCCGTGGCGGAGCCATCTAGTAGCCCGTTCCCACGCGGTGCTGTCCCAGATGCGTTACCCAGGGCGTCCCGTCGCCCCAGTAGCCCGAGACGACGTCTGGGTGCGTCTCCCGGTAGCGGTGCCAGAACAGGCCCTCCGAGTTCGGCTCGGTCGGCCAGCCCGACGCGCAGAGCCGCCGCCGGTAGATCGACGGGTTCGTCGTGAAAAACAGGCGGTGCTCCAGCCAGGAGACCTCACGCGAGCGGCCCTCGGCCTCGGTCGGGATCAGGTTGATCGTCCGCCGGACGTACTCGTCGGGATGCCGCTGGACGACGCCTCCAGCCGCCTGCTCCTCCGGCGACCATGCCTGGCGGACGAGCGCCATCTGGACGAGGTTCGGCCGGTACTCCATGACCGCTTGCAACTCGACGACGTCGACCGGCCGGTCGAACCCGAAGTCGTCCTCCAGGTGGAACACGTAGCGAGGCGGGGCGTCAGGAGCCCAGATGTTCGCGAGGTAGTCCCAGGCGCGGCGGATCGTGCCGCCGAACCCGAGCCTGCGCGCGTTGGGGAGAACCGTCCACCGTTCGCCGTACTCGACGTTGAGGAACTCCCGGTAGAGCGGATCGGCGGAGTCGTCGAAGATGAGCCGCCAGTGGCGGCCCGGGCCGAGGTCGACGAACTGCTCGAACGAGTCGAGCGTCTCGGCGATGCACTCGTAGCGGCCGTCGGTGAAACAGACCACCGCGACGCCCGGGGCGGTCATGAGACGACGATTTCGGCGTGGCGGCGACCCGGGAGCGGGACGACGCCTCCGGGTGTTTGGACTTCGACGAGGGCGGCGAGGTCAGCGACCGCGTAGGAGACCGTCTCGCCGTCCCAGGGTGCCGCCTCCGGCTGCGAACGGATCGTGAGGCCGTTCGTGTCCCAATGGATGCCGACGCAGCGTCTCCAGCCGCTCAGGCTGCCGGAGGGCGGGTCCTCGAATCGGAACACGTCGGACGGGACGAGGTCAGCGACGCGGATCCAGGCGAGGCGTACCTCGCGGCGGAGATGCTCGGTCATGAGTTCCTCCTCGGGCGGATGAGCGCCGTTCCGGCGACGATCTCAGGCGGGAGGAGATGCGCGTCGACCTCGACCCGTTCCGACGCCGGGAGCGGCTCGCCGGTCTCGTCGACGTAGACGATCTCGACCGGGCCGAGGATCTCCAGCGTCAGCTTCGGCGACGTGATCGGCATCGGGACCGGTTCGCCGTCGGGTCCTTCGCCGAGCTTCACGGCTTCGACCGTGGCGCGCAGAATCGACCGGACCCGGACGCCGTCGATCTCGACCCACCAGAGGCCGAACCCGGCGTTGACCTCATCGACGGACCGGGCTGGACGGTCGAACGCCCATCCGGTCTGCGCGATGCGGATGCGGCTCACCGTTCGAGCCCGGCGTAGTCGGTGTGGTCGTACGCCGTCAGGTACGGCGAGACGCCACGTTCGCGGGCGGCGACTTCGCCACGGCGAATCACTTGGTACCAATGGTTCGACAGGCCGGGCGACTGGCGGTTGCGGGAATGGGCGGTGACCGTCGCGTCGTACTCCGCGCCGGGCGCGTGGACGAACTCGATCCCGGCGCGTTCCAGACGGAGGAACACGTCCCAGTCCTCGTAGATGGGGAGTTCGGGGCGGAAACCGCCGATGCGGAGGAACGGGCCGATCGGCGTCGCGGAACCGACGACGAAACAGTTGATGTCGAGGAGCGGGCGGCCGTCGCACAGGTCGCGAGGCGGCCCGACGATGCCGTCCTCGACGTACCGGACCTTCGGGTAGAACACACGGTCGGGTTGCGGCGCGTCCGGGTGCGGAGCCGACGCGATGAACATCAGGTCGGCGTCGCGGTAGGCGTCTTCCATCGCCCGGACGTAGCCCGGGGCGAGCAGGTCGTCGCCGTCGCAGTAGACGAGATGCGTCGTGTCGGGGTAGTGCTCGGAGACGTGGACCGCCGCGCCATTCCGGGCTCCGGCGAGCGTCCCCTCCGAATGCCAGCGGACGTAGTGCGCGGCGGAGCCCTGCTCGCGCATCAGGCGTTCCATGACCTTGTTGCCACGGTCGAGCCAGTCCTGGCCGACCTGTTCGATCCCGTACGTGCAGACGCAGACGGCGACCTTCATCGTTTCCTCCATCGACGGGGCGGTCGAGACTTGCGGGGAGGCGGACACGGAATCCGGTTCCCGGCCGCATCCTCGCACCATGTCTCCGCCGGAGCCCGGGTGACGACCTCGTCGGCGGGAAGGTTCGTGCGTTGCGTCGGGTCGGTGAGCGCGGCTTCCCAGCGGTCCATGAACGCGTCGGGGTCGGCGATGGAGCAGACGAGCATCGTGTCGACGATCGCGACCTGGATCGCTTCGAGGCGCGGCAGCGGCGTCGGGCCGGAGGCGGAGAGCCGGTCGATCTTCTCGCCGAGGAGCGGAGCGAGCCGCTCGACCTGCGCCATCGTGAGCGGCAGGACGTCTTCGACGTCGTCGATCTCGTCGTCGCTCATCGTTCCCGCTCCCAGAGGACGTCCTCGATCCTCGCCCGGCGGACGGTCGGTTCGAGCCGCTCCCACGGCGTCAGGTCGACACCGTTCGCCTCGGCGGCGGCTTCGAGCCGGGCGTAGTAGGCACGTCCGGCGGCGACCTCGTCGGCAGTGAATTCGCCGAGGACGATCTCCTCCCAGGCGTCGCTCATCCGTCTCCTCCCCACAGATGCTTGCGGCGGTCGAACTCCGCCCGGCCGAGCCCGATCCGGCGGCCCTGCTGCCGGTAGACCGGGTCCGTCGCTTCCTTCCCGCAGGCCGGGTGGAGATGCTCGACTCGGGAGTGTTCGGCGTGGGCGTAGACGCCGCGGTAGCGGGCGGTGCGGACAGCCTCGTCGTCGACGAATTCGTGGACGTAGCCCTCGTGGTAGATGCGGCCGAGGACGTCGGCGGTGCCGCGCTCGTTGACGTAGGAGCGGGCGAACAGGGAATGCGTCGAGTGGGCCGAGCCCCGGTACGTCCCGGCGGTGCGCGGGTTGCAGAGGTCGTTGGTGCCGACGACGAGCGCGCCAGTCGCGTGTTGAACGCGGGCGGCTTGCGCGTACCAGTCGGAGCAGAAACACAGGTCGATCGCTCCGGTGAAGATCCAGTCCCGGTCGGAGTGGGCTGCGCCGTGGTTGATCTTGCGGGCGTAGTCGCCGGACGTCCCCGCGCGCGAATCGACGAGGGAGGCGACGACCCGGCCGTCGTTGATGCGGGCCGGGTCGAGATGCGCCCGGCCGGAGGCGTCGTCTTCGGAGACGAGGAGCCAGACCTGCGCCTCAGGTGTGGCGGCGAACGCCGAGTGGAGGAGCCGAGGGAGCCGATCCCAGCGGCCGAGCATCGGGACGAGGATGACGAGATCCGCTCCGGTGACGTTCACAGCCACCGTCGAGGACGCCGGGCGAGCTTCCAGTGGCGGGTCGAGTCGTTCCAGCCTTCGGCGTTGGAGCGGCAGCCCTCGACGAAACAGATTCCCTCGAAGTGCTCGTACATGCGGTGGCCGCAGACGCACCGTCGCCTCCAGCGCCACCATCGCCGCAGACGAGCCCGGCGGGACAGGCGCGGCAGTCCGTACCGTTCGAGCTTCGCCCGGACCCACGGATGCCGAGACTCCGTCATGGTCTGGTCGTAGCTTCGCCGTCGATGGTCGTCGCGTCGTCGTAACTCACTGGGCGCGGTCCAGTTTGCCGAGCGCCTCGTTGAGCAGAGCCCGCTCCGCGTCGGGCAGCCGGTCGATGAACCGGCGGAGCCAGTGACGCAGGTCGTCGACGTCGACGAACGTCTTGCCGCGGACCCGGATGGTGCGGACGAGCGACGCCGTCGACGCGCGAGCCCGGAGTTCATCCATCGGCCTCCTCCCAGTCAGTCGGGAGGTCGCGTCGCCACTCGTCGAGCCGCTCCTGGCTCCAGACGGGCGTCTCGATCTCCTGGACGTGGTTCCGGCCGGAGACGACGTGCTCGCCGCACTCCCGGATCCGGAGGTCGTACGTCCGGACGTACCGGGCCGGGAGACCGCACGCGTACGGCGACCCGGCCGGACCCGGCAGCGAGCATTTCGGCCAGCCCGGCGGCGGGTAGACGATCCGGAGGACCCGGAGCCGCTCGACGCGCCAGCCGTCCGTGTATTCGGAGACGCGGCCCCAGCCCTCGACCTCGACAGCGACGTGGATCGTGTAGAGGACGTCGCTCTCGTCGATCGTCGTCGGGACGTAGCTCCGGTCGTGGACGACGTAGAACCCGCATTGGCCTTCGGCCGAGGCGACCGGATGGTAACGGTCCCAGGACTGCTTGCCGTGGTCGAAACAGTGGCACTCGGCGACCGCCTCGACGCCGGAGTCCTGTCCGTACGAGCCGCGGAGCATCCAGCGGCCGCGGTGGACGAGCGACGAGCGTCGCCAGCCGTGGATCAGGCCGTCACGACCTCCGCCGGGTCCGGCGTCGTGATCGGCTCGACCGGGATCGTCGCCGACGGAGGCGGCGGCGAGTTCTGCGGGATGTAGTCCGGCACCGGGACCGGAGCCGGGACGATCCGCTCCGAGAGGTACTGACCCAGATTCATTGCGCCTCCTGAACATCAGCCGTGGCGACGCTGCTGCGCGCGGCGTTGCGCCCGGTTCATGTGGCTCGGTCCGCCGGGGAACGAGCCGCCCGGCTGGAACTGCGGCGGGAGCCCAGCCCCAGGAACGAGACCGCCGGTCACGTTAGCGAGAATGTCGTTGGCGAGAGCGGCGAGCATCTTGGCCGGGAGTTGCAGGTGGATCCCGGCGTTCGGCGTCGCGAGGTTGAAAAACCAGACGTCCTCGATCTGGCCGGTTTCCGTGTTCGTCGCCTCGGCGATCCTCGCCATCTGCGTCGAGAACGGCGTCGGGAACTGCGGTGGAGGCCCGACGAACAGCATCGTCGTCCCCTCCGGGATCGGCTGCGTAGGAGCGCCAGTCGACGCGTCGAGTTGGGCGGCGACCGTCTCCGGCGATGACAGGTGCGCGGCGATGAGAGCGACGCCGAGCGGCCCGTACTCGCCGCCGAGCGCGCGGAGCGCCTCGACGAGCGCCGGGCTCGCGTTGTCGAGCGGTGACGGTGCGGGCGGCGTCGGGACGGCGTCGACGATCGGGTCGGGCGCGTCGATGATCGTCGGTTCGTGGTCGTCGTCGTCGCCGATCCACGCCTGCGCGTCGGGTGCGCCGAACCCGCCGGAGAGGACGTCGCCGTGTTCGATCGGTTCGCCGCGCGTCGGCGGTCCGATCGGGCCGGGCAGGCGCGCGGCGGCTTCTTCCTCGCGGATGCGGCGCTTCAACTCGGCGATTTCCTCGTCGCTCAAGCGGCGGGGGTCGTTGGGGCTCGGCGTTGAGCCGTCCCACTCGTCAGTCACGATGACGCCTCCAGGACTCGGACATCTTTACCCTCGGGACCTTGCCTCCCGGGGCCGACATCGAACACGACTCGTTGGCCGACGATGAGCGCCGGGCCGGAGAGGGGCGCGTCGACGATCTGCGAGACGTGGACGAACACGTCGCCGCGCGGTCCGCCGAGCGTGGCGTCGTCGGGTGTGATGAACCCGTAGCCCTTCTCGGCGTTGAACCATCGGACCGTCCCCAGGTTCACCCAGGCTCCTCGACGACGAGTATCGCCGGGTTGGGTTGCGGCGGGAGTTCGACGAGTCGCCGGGCCGCGTTGACTCCCCAGCCCCACTGGAATCCGGTGATGCCGAGCCCGGCGATCTCCCGTTCGTAGATCCCCCGCTCGCGGAGCACGTCGTCGAGCCCTTTCGTGACGACGGTCGGGTTGTCTCGGTCGGTCCAGTCGTACTCGGTGTCCATCGGGAGGGCGGCGAGGCCCGGGTCGGCGAGGAACGCGGCGAGGACGGCGTGCGCGATCCACCGACAGATGTAGTCGTAATCCCCGTCGACGTAGTCGTGATCCGCGGACATCAGGCTCTCCGCCCCAGCCCGAGACGTCGCGAGCACGGCCGCGCGCATCTCCTCGATCCCCTCGGCGTGCTTGGAGGCAGCGTCGCCGCCGCCGAGGATCACGTCGAGAGCGTCCGTCGGTTTGATCCCGAACGCTGCGCCGTCGCTGCTCACAGGTCGATCCGCTCGATCGTCGATTCGAGGCGCGCCTCGATCCGATGGGTTGCGGCTTGGAGCGCGGCGGCGAGGCCGGTGATCCGGGCAGTCAGGTCCGAGATCGGCGGTGCCGGATCGGAGCCCCGGTTCTCGCCGATCACTCCGGCGACGATCTCCGGGCGGAGGACGACGGCGAGACGCTCGTCGAGCAGGTCGGGGAGCGTCGACGCGACCTTGTCGGCGTGGGCGACGGCGACTTCGAGTAGCTCCATCGCCCAGCCGACACCGGTCCGCCGGACGGCGGCCTCCACGTTGTAATCGTCGGATGCGTAGCCCTCGTTCATGGGCATGGGGAGCCTCGATTCAGGAGCGGGGCCGGGACGTCCTCGACCCGGGCGACGTAGACGCAGATGTGGCACCAGACGGCGGAGCCGGACACGTTGAGCGGCCGGTGGCAGGCCGGGCAGAGCAGACGGCCGCCCGAACGGATCGGTCCCTCGTAACGGCGTCTTGCTTGCTTGCTGCGTCCACTCGACCGCGAGACTAGACCGGAGCGGAAACCCTGTCTAGTCAGCGGAACGTGAAGTTGATCGTCCACGAACCCGAGCCCGAGTTGCCCGTCGCCGTCGTCGTGGCGCTGTTCGTGGCGACGAACCATCGGCCGGTCTCCCCGTCGAGCCAGAACGTGCGGCCTCCAGGATTACCTCCTCCGCCGGGCGGTGCAGCCCCGGCAGGATTGGGGCGTCCTGGAGCCGGATTCCCGGAGGCGGCCATCTCGAAGGCCTCAGGATGGTTCTCGCGGAGCATCGCTGCTCGGGCGCGCAGGGCGTGCGCCTCGGAGGGGCCGACGGCCGGGTCGTCGGCTTTGCGGAGCAGAGCCGCGTGGAGGCGTCGGTAGTCTCGCATCAGCCTCCGCCGCGGATGCGTAGCTCGACGATCCCGGGGATCGCCCACGTCTCGGAGACCGGCTCGCGGCGACCGTCCCGGCGGAGGCGACGCCATGAGGCGATCTCCGCTGCGGTCAGGTCCGCGCCGGTCGTCACTGGTCCCTCGCAGAGTTCGGCGGTCCAGTCGGCCGCGCCGAGGAGCGCGCAGCCGAGAAGATCGAGTTGGGCTCGGAACCGGGCGACGGCGTCGACCTCGTCGTCCATGCCGGACTCCGACTCATACGCCTGCGGCGAGGTCAGCGGCGCGCTGCTCGGCGGTCGTCACGACCGGGTAGATCGCCTGCGCGACCGCTTCGGGGTTTGCGCCGAGCCCGGGGATGCTCCGGCCGGGTTCGTTGGTGACGGACGGTTCCTGCGCGTAGCGTGCCTGGATCGTCGGGACCCACTCGCAGGAGCAGCCGTCATGGTCGCCCGGCTGGTAGAAGTCGCCGTCCGGCCAGCCCTCACCGTTGGCGAGGCCCGGGTCGGACTCGATGTCGGTCGTCGTGAACTCCGCCGCGCCGAGTTCCTCGTGCGGCTCGAACGGCGTCAGCGGGTCGCCGTAGAACCCCCAATTCCACGTGTACGAGACGTCGGGCTCCCCGTCGGTTTCGGGATCGTTGCCGACCGCTTCGGCGATCCGGTTCGTGAGGTCGTTGTCGGGGATGAACACGACGTCGGGTAGCTGATCGGGCGAGTCGGCCGGGATCTGCCCGGCAGTCCCGTCGGCGAGCGCGAGCGTGGAGCGGGCGAACGAGGCCGGGACGATCCCTGATGCTTCGCCCCGGTCTGGCATGAGGGGATGACCGTCGGCGGCCCGGCCGATCGCGAGGGCGAGGAGCGCCGCGGCGAGGAACCCGGCGGCGGCGTCGATCCGACTGTCGTCGCTTCCAGTGTCGACCTCGTCGAACCCGGCAGAGTCGAGCGCGGAGCGCGTCGCGGCCGATTGGCGGCGGAGGATCTCGGTGATCTGCTGCGTGAACGTCGGGCCGAACGCATCACGGAATAGCTCGTCCTCGCGGATCCCGACCCGGGCGAGATGCGGGCGGAGCGCCCGTTCGGGGCCGAGGTAGCCGGGATCGTTGCGGAGCCGTTCGATCGCCGCCGCGGCGGCGGTCTTCGCTTCGTTGCCGATCGCCCGAGTGGAGGCCCGGTTGAGGACCTTGATGTCGGCGCGGCGGAGCGCGTCGCGGAACGTCGCTTCGGCCGCAGCCCGAATCTCCCGTCCGGCGTCGCGGCGGGAGCGGAACACGGCCCGGAGCGCGCGCTCCGCCCGATTCGCGACAGGCGGCCGTGCTGCCCGGGTGGCGGCGGTGATCGCCGAGGCGAGCGGGACCGGCTGCCCATTCACGTTGACGGTGACTGCGCCTTGCGCCGGAGCGGTCGGTCCGCCGACCGGGAGCGCCGGAGGTCCCTTGACGACGTTGCCGGGACCGACGGGAAGCGCGCCAGCGGGGCCGGTCCCGGCACCGGGAGCCGGATGGCCCGCGGACAGGATCTTGAGGAGCTTGGTGATCTCGTCGGGTGGCATCAGGTCCGACTGGTCGAACCCGAACACTTCGAGGAGCTTCTCGAACGAGAGGACGCCCATCTTCGACAGGGCGATCGCGTTTGCGCCCTGGTCGGGGCGGACGATGACCGGGGCCGGGTCGTACCAGACCCGGAACCGCTTGAAGTCCGTGACGCCGAGCATCCGGAGGACGTACCAGAGGAACGTGCGCGTCAGGTCCCGGCAGATTCGGTCCTCGATCGGGGCGATCGTCTTGAAGTAGTCCTCCTGGACGAGCCAGGCGGTCCAATGGTTCCCGTCGGCGGTGCCGCCGCCCTCGACGAGCATCGCCGGGATGTTGACGCCGCGGGCGAAGTTACCCCTCGCTTCCTGGAGGTACTGGATGCCGTTCGGGTCGAGGCCCTGCCCGATCTTCACGTACTCGGGCGTCTTCCACTCGTTGTTCCAGTGCATGACGAACGGGGCGACGGAGGCGATCGAGTCCGTGTTCGACAGCCTGCGAGCCGCCGCCTCGTAGTAGTCGCGCAGAATCGAGCCCGAGACGGCTCCCTTCGACGCCGAGGGGCCGACGCTCATGTCGGGTTCGTCGCCGGAGCCGCCTGCCATCTGGCGGACCGCTTCGCCGGGGATCCAGAGGACGCCGTTCATCGCGACGGCGGAATCCGCCGTGTTGCGGTAGTAGCGGATGAGCGACTCGTACAGGTGCAGGTCGTTGACGACGGCGGCCATCGGCGACGTAGCCCAGCCCTGCCACTCCTCGTCAGGCGTCCAGAACCGGCGGATCTGCTGGCGGGGTACAGCGAACGCCGTCCCGGCCCGGATCGACCCGTTCGGCAGGTCGAGGACGATGGCGGAGTCCCGGTTGAACCGGACCGCGTTGGCGGAGTACAGCATCCACTCGACGCCGTTCGGGCCGTCGCGGAGGACTTGGTACATGTCCCCGACCGTCTCGTAGTACCAGGCGTGGAGGCGGAGGAGTTCCTGCGTCGTGTGCCGCTCGGACTCGTAGTGCGAGAACAGGTTGACGGTCCACGCCTGGTCGATGTCGCCCCAGTCGCCATTGTCGCCGAGGTACTGGACGATCAGGTCGCAGCGGGAGAGCGTGTCGGCGACGATGGAGCCGACGAACCGGACGAGATGCAGCGTGTGCGACCAGCGGCGGATGTAGTCCTGCCAGTTGGGGAAGTTGGCGAGGTACGTCGCGTCCATCGCCCCGATGCGGGAGATGCGATGGTCGGCGACGTAACGCGTCGGGTCCTCGTCGGACCGTTGGATGGCGGCGAGGCGAGGCGGTTCGGACTCGATCGGTTCCCAGGCTTCACGGCCGACGACGTCGACGACGCCCGACGACGAGGCCGGGAGCGCCGGGCGCGGCGGGAGGCCGACCGTCCGGTCGAGTACGTCAGGAGGCGGCAGAGCCACCTAGCTGCTCCCCTCGTCGCACTTCCGGGTAGCGGTCCGAGATCAGGACGCCATTCAGATGATCGGCCTCATGCTGCCATAGGCGCGCGTCGAGGTCTCGGAACTCGGCGGCGATCCGTTCGGCGCGGACGAGGTCGAACGCCTCGACGCGGACGAGCACGGCGCGCGG